TTACCTACTAAATTTTTTTAGCAAGCATAAACCAGTCGGTATGCCCACCATTTTTCCAAGGCTTTTAAGCGAGTAATCAGGGTATTCAAGAATGAAGTCATCCGGTAATAATAACTCAACAGCAAATGTACTGGCCTCACGTTCAATACGATCTGTCGATACCAGCGTGTTTTTTTTCAGCCATTGGGTGTTTAAATTTGCATGGCAAATAGAGTGTCCAAGCTCATGGGCGCAAACAAAACGCTGTAACTGGTTGGGAATATTGTTATTCAAAATGATGCATTGAACACGCTTATATTTCGTATAGTATCCAAGAATAGACTTTAATGGAGCATATACAATTTGCACATTGCGAGCATCTGCAATTTCATACGGGTCCCACGTTTTATATTTAGTCGCCGTTTGTACGGCGATTTTTTTTACATCCATAGAGTATCACCGCTTTCTAAGGACAAACTATTTTAGATACTTTTTGGGTGTGAATTTTTTCTTTGCTGTTCGTTTGGCTATTTTCATCGCTGTTTCCAGTGAAGCGCGTAATAGTTCCCTGTCTTCATCATCCTCAGCATTTCCCATGGCAGCGGAGCCATCTAGGGACTCTATCATGTTTTCAAGATCGCGAGCTATATCGCGTTCATCCTTTGGGGTAAGAGGTGGAAGATTGGAAGTGGGAATATCTTTTGATGTGGAATTGCCGAGTAAATAATCGACAGATACATCTAGACATTTTGATATAGCGAGTAATTCATCATCTCTTATTGGGCGAATTCCTTTTTCGATTCGATTCATGACACTATTATTAATATGAACCTTGTTAGCAAATTCTAATTGACTCATTCCCATTGCTTCCCGCAATTTGGCGATTCTTTTTCCAACATCCATAATGTCACCCCTTTAAATATTTCTTTTTCAGAAACCTTTTTATATTACTCATTGTAAATGTTTCTAAAACAGAAAACAATATATTTTTCTAAAATAGAAATTATTTTCTGAAATGGTATTGACATTTCTATTTTAGAAAAGTATAATGACAATGTAGACAATTTCCAAAACAGCAATGAAGGAGGTGACAGCTTTGAAGGTCAAAAATAAAGTGGATTTAAAATTTATCCGCAAAAGACGGCTACAATTAGGGCTAACTTTGTTTGAAGTGGCCCAATCCCTGGGTTTAAAAAATGCCGGTAATTACTACAAATACGAGGTCGGCGAATATCAGCTGAATGCATCGATGTTGCCACCTCTTGCAAGATTACTGAGATGCAATATTAACGATTTTTTTTGTAATTAAATTTGCTAAAATAGCAATAAAAGGTGGCGACAACGTGTTTGGAATAAGACAAGAAAAAAGCCCTTGCGAAAGCAAAGGCTCAACGAATGTGAATATGGTGAAGTGGTTGTTCTCTAATCCGTACAAGTTTTCGGATACAGAGAACGGCAGACAGATTCAGAAATGGTTGTGGGTACTCATCCCACTGACGGTTATCAATATACTTTCTATCCCATTAAAACTGATATTGCGATAGAAACGACGGAAAGTAATATAGCTAGCTGGGCATACAAAGTCGCTTTCTTGGCTTCACTAAGTGATTGTTCGGCTAAATCAGTTAGGTGTTTGTCCTTCTGAGCAACATGAAAAAGGTCTTCACCTTCTTCTGTAAGCGTAAACACATCGCCCGGTTTAAAACCGTGCCGCCTTATATCGTCCGTAGTGGCGTTGCTGGATACCGTGAATAATCTGGTGTTTGAACTCAAACGCCCCATCAGCGAAAGAACATCGTCATCGGAAATACAAGGCATAGTTTGATGAAGCTTTGAATAAGGCAGTTTGTTTCCATCGAATAGCAAGATTAATTTTTCTACATCGTTTTGGTTCATAACGCACTCCTCCTCATAAGGAGATTATATCAGAAAGGCGGTGACAACGTGACGGAAAAAGAAAAGCCCCGCAATAATGCAGAGCTTAAAAGCGAAAAGTTTAGACAAATTCTTCAGCTTCTCGACGGAGTTACATACGAAGAGTGGGACTTGTTTAAACGTCAAATAGACCGAATGTTTAGATTGGTACAGCTAAACCAAGAAATCCCCGTCAATAAGGATATGGTTGAGTATTTTGAAAGGGATATGAGCGACATCTTAAAGCATTGCTTTAATTCACGGCTTAGCAGTGCTTTCCAGGACATGAATCGCTAACTCTTTGATAACTGCCAATGTACAGCTGGAACCAAGTTCTTCCAGCTTGGATTTTACCTTATTCCAAACGGAGTTTTCACGGATGGATTCAAGAAAATCGAATCCATCATTCGTTAGTCGGCTGAATTGGATAATTTTAGCGTTTGGATTTGCCCGAGGTGATGGGTCGAGAGTAATTAAATTGGCATCCGTCATCAATCTGAGATTGAAGTTTATTTCAGCCAGTGAATGGCCGTCCAGCCTTATTTGACGGGCTGAATACGTGTGAACACCATCGCAGTTATCGTTAATCCACAAAAGTAAGAGCCTGATTAATTCAAGATCTCGCTTCATTGTATCACCTCACCTTTAAAAACGTGTTCCTTATACAACATTATATCAAACGAGAGGCAATTAAACAATGAAGAACAACATCAAGAAAGTCAGACAGCAGAAAGGAAAGTCACTGTACTGGCTGGCAAAAAACACCGGTCTGGCATACCGCAACTTGTGGGATGTAGAACACGGTGCAGACGTGAAACTTTCCACCTTGTACCGGATTGCAGAAGCGCTCCAATGCAAGGTCACAGATTTGATTTGAAAGGAGATAACCATGAACGAATTACAGATTTTCAACAGCCCGGAATTCGGGCAGGTAAGAACAGTAACGATAGCCGGTGAGCCGTGGTTGGTCGGCAAGGATATAGCAACAGCTCTTGGATATACCAACACGCGCAAGGCTCTTAACGATCATGTTGACGATGAAGACAAGGGGGTAACGAAATGTGACACCCTTGGAGGAGCACAAGAAATGACCATTATCAATGAATCTGGCCTTTACAGTCTGGTCCTTTCCAGCAAGCTTCCGACGGCGAAGAAGTTCAAGCACTGGATTACGAGTGAAGTCCTACCGGCAATCCGTAAACACGGGGCATATATGACGCCGGAAAAGATAGAAGAAGCCCTGTTGAATCCAGACACGATTATCAAACTGGCCACGGAATTAAAAGCTGAACGAGAAGCACGGAAACACGCCGAACTGGAAGCGGCCAGCGCAAAACAAGTAATCGGTGAATTGAAACCAAAGGCCGATTACACAGACCGTATCTTATCAAGCAAGGGAACCGTCACAACGACTGCCATTGCCAAAGATTACGGCATGAGTGCCACAGGATTCAACAAACTACTTCATGAACTGCATGTCATTTACAAAATCGGGAAACAGTGGTTCCTGTATGCGAAGTACCAGGCTAAAGGCTACACGCATAGCAAAACATTCGATTTTGTCCATACAGATGGCAAACCGGATTGCAACATGCAGACGGAATGGACGCAGAAAGGGCGCTTGTTCCTGTACGAATTTCTCAAGAGTCACGACATTCTCCCCATGATTGAACGGGACGACCAGGAAGCGGGCCACTAAGGAGCTGATGGCAAATGAAGTTATGCTACAGCTCTGAAGAACTGCAAGAGCTTTTCAAGTGCTCCCGGCAGACCATTTGCCGCATGGAGAACGACGGCAGGCTGAAACGCCTGTACGGCCTCCCTGGCACGTTTTACCGGGCGGCGGATGTGTTGGCCCTTTGTGAATACGAAGAGCCAGCGCACGGGCCGCTGGAATGGGAAAAGCTCGAAAGTGAAAATAAGGCCCTGTCCGAAGAGAACAGAGCCTTGAAGGAAAAATTGAGTTATATAAGAGAGGTGGTGAAAAGATGAAAGCTATAGAAATCCGTGACCATGTGCCGGAAGGGAAACGGCATGATCGCAAGCTTTTCAAGCGGATTGCCAGTGCGATTGTATTCACCCTGGCCCTTGCCACGGCTTGCGGCATTGGCTGGTACGCCGGGGCGAAGCTGGCCTACGAACAGAAGGCGGCGGAAATCTCCAAAGTCCACTATGTAGAAGAAGGGGAAACCCTCTGGGACATAGCTGCTGGCATCTCCGGTGATGACCAAGATATTCGCAAAGTCATTTACGATCTTGCGAAGCTGAATGACATCGCGCCAGATGCTGACCTTAAAGTCGGTCAGAAGATTGTAATAGCAAAGTAGACCTTGCGACGGTTACGCAAGGCCTACGAGGCTAGATGTATTAAGTTGATTGCCTTAATTATAAGGCAGAAACGGAGAAAAAGCAATGGATAATTTCACACGATTCCATAACGACATTTCCCGTGTCTATGAACGCATGGATATTGGGGAAGAATTGATAATGATAGGCCAACGAATTCATTGCGGGCGGCTGGAGGCTATTGGCAACGAAATGTTAGACAGCCGGGACGATGATTACGTTGATTTTGACAGCCTGGTAGGTGCCTTTCAGCTGGCATTGTGGACGATTGAAGACGACTTGGATGATGAAACCAGTGAAGAACTGGACGAATTATTGACGCGGGCTGAACTGGCGAAAGGAGCAGCATAACATGAAAAACGTAACGAACACTATTCTTCCGGTAACGCCGGAAATCACAAATGAACCGACAGCATTAGCCTGGAACATGGATGATGTGAAGAATTATCTCCAGGCTGTAACAGAAAAATATGCCAATTTGGTTGTCACCGACGAAAACGTAGAAGATAGCCAGAAAGCGTTGCGCGAAGTCGTTTCCTTGCGAACTGGCTTGAAGAAATTTGAACGGGAAGGGAAGCAACTCTTGAATCAGCCTTCCCACTTATTCAAGAGTCAGTGCGATGAATTGGCTATCATCATCGAAGACGTTGAAAAGCCGTTACGGAAACAGCTAGATCGCTACGAAACACAGCGGCTGGAATCGCTGGATAATGCGATTAATTCGGAGTTTGACAAGAAAGCGGAAGCCGCCGGACTCAAGGACGCGTATATCGTCCAATTCAACATTGACAAGCGGTGGTACAACAAGACCGCGAAATGGTCAGAAACGACTGTTGCTATTGACAGGGAAGTTTCCCGCTTGTTGGCAATGCAAACGGCAGATGATGAAAAGAAGAAAATGATTGAAGAAAAGCGTGAAATGGTCAAAACCATTGTCACAATGGCCAATAGCACGGCCGGGCTGGCTACCCCACTCAATTCTGCGAAGTATATGACCATGGCCAATAACGATATTCCTTTCAACGAAATCAAAGGAGTCGTGGAAGCTGACGTTAAACGACAAAAAGAAATCGAATTGGCTGCCCGCCAGGAAGCCGAACGTCGTGAAACCGAACGTCAAGAAGCTATTCGCCGTGAAACCGAACGTCAAGAAGCGGTCATGGAACCGGAACCCATTCCCCAACAGCCCGCTACCAGCGAACCGGAAACGCCGGAAATCCCTAATTACACTGTAAACGTCGTTTTTTATGGCGTCATGGGAGAACCCGATTTAGAGCAACTCCAAGATAAACTTGGTTCCCTTGGGTTTGAATATGAAGTGAAGGGGGTGTGTGAATCGTGAGCGCGATTTACAACAAATTAATGATTGTACAGGCTTTGTTAAAGGCCCCGAAGAGTCAGTATAACAAATTTGGTAAATATGCATACCGGAGTTGCGAAGACATCGTAGAGGCGGCAAAACCCTTATTGGGCGAGCAGGGACTTACGCTTCTGATGAGCGATGACGTAGTACTCATCGGGGACCGTTACTATATCAAAGCGACGGCAACATTGATTGATGCTAACGACGGCGAACAGGTGGCCGCGTCGGCGTTGGCGCGGGAGCCAGTTTCCCGAAAAGGGATGGACGATAGCCAGGTAACGGGGAGTTCATCGTCTTATGCAAGAAAGTACGCTTTAAACGGGCTTTTTTGCATCGATGACTCAAAAGATTCTGATCAGCTCAATACAGATGCTCCGTCGGCTGAAAATGATTCTGTTCCGGCTGGCGTACCACAAACAGTCAGGGAATATTTTCAGTTAGTCACTGACTGGGCACGGCAGAACGGGGCAACGGCATTTATCCTACCGTTAGTGAAAGAAAAATACGGCAAAAGCCGATTCTCTGAGCTGACACTGCCAGAAGCCAAAGCGTTTTACGAACAGTTTAACGTGTGGGTGAAGGCGGCGATGGCTAAAGACGACGCTGCACTGATGGAAGGCGTATAGTATGAAATTCCATGTGAAAGGAGTGCAGGTGCTGAAAGGGAACAGCGGCTATATGCTGCTAATTCCCGCACCGCTCACCGAAGATTTGAATAATATCCGCATTGACGGTGATTACTCTATTGAAATCAAGCGTCATTCGGAAAAACGTTCGCTCAATGCCAACTCCTACTGCTGGCTATTGTGCCAGCGGATAGCAGAAAAGCTGTCTGCTGACGGTCAGTACGTCAGCAAAGAGGAGGTGTATCGGGGTGCAATCCAGGATTCACAGGGATTCACGCCGATATGTGTCCAGCAGAAACTCGCGGCCAGCGTGTGCAGGGACTGGCGTCACAACGGTATCGGATGGATTGCCATCGATACCGGGTCCAGCAAGGTGAAGGGCTGTACCGTCCTGCACTTATACGCCGGCTCAAGCGTATATGACACGCACGACATGAGTCGCTTGATTGATTGTCTTATCGACGAAGCGGCCCAGATTGGGGCGAACGTTGAAGACCGAGAATGGGTCCAGGCACTCATAGATGATTGGAGGCCCGAACGAGATGAATAAAAGAAAACGCCGTGACGACGCGCTATACCGAAAGAACCGCCTTCCGGCTTATGAACGGGCTGGCGGCTTGTGTGAAAACTGCGGTGCACCGGCGGCGGAAATCCATCATATCGTGTTCCGTTCACATTGCGGGACGAGCGATTTAGATAACCTCATCGTACTTTGCCGGGACTGCCACGAACGGGCGCACGGTCCCGACGCAAAGTCGATGAGAGAACGATTTAAACAGATAAGGAGGGAAGACAGTTATGTGTAGGTATAAATTGAGCGCTCCAGACAATGTAGACCCGAAAGAATATTTCTTCATCCCAAAGGCCCTTTTCAACGACCAACCGTATAAAGGACTAACGTTACAAGAAAAGCTTATTTATTCTTACATCTTGAATGATGGCGGTGAAACAAAGTCTACCAACAGAGAACTAGGTAATTTTTTAGGGGTATCAAAAGACAGAATCCAACAGATTCTGGCAACACTTGCCGACAAAGGTTTTATCGAATCAGCTGTCTTTCGCAACGAGCGAAAACAAGTAATGTTCCGTATTATTCGTATTAAGAGGTAGAAAAATGGAAAGGAAGTTTAAAGGCATATGGATTCCTGCCGAGCTATGGAAATCGAAAGAACTTAGCTTACAGGAGAAATGCTTGATAGCAGAAATCGATAGCTTTACCGTATTTTTCATGAGCAATAAAGCGTTGGCTGATTTTATGGGCGTATCTAAACGGCGAGTCCAACAAATCCTCATGGGGCTGAGCGAAAAAGGGATTATTGATGTGAATACCATTAATGACCCGGATACAGGGCAAACTATTAAAAGGGTGATTCGGGTTACGGAATCATTCAAACGTGCCCTTTTTGAAGCGTCTATGAACGAACAAGGTTGTTTCACCCCGGGTGAAGAAAATTTCATCCCCGGGGGCGAAGAAAATTTCATCCCCGGGGCGAAGAAAATTTCACCCAATATAACAAAGATAGATAACAAAGTTATAGATAATAAAAGAGAGGGGGCGGACAAGCCCGCCCCGCTCCCTACGAAAACCAAACGGTTTGTAAAGCCTACTTTGGATGACGTCCAGGCGTACTGCCAGGAACGTCAGAACAATGTAGATCCAGAAAGCTTCATCGATTTTTATGAAAGTAAGGGCTGGAAAGTCGGAAACCAACCCATGAAGGACTGGAAAGCTGCTGTACGTACATGGGAACGACGCGACAATAACCGACAGCGGTATAAGACCCGTGACGAACGGCTGCGGGAAAATGACAGGGAACTAGAAAGGAAGTGCAAGGAATATGACAGCCGAAACGGCCAGAAATATTATGAAGATTTTAAGAGGCTCCTATCCAAATGACGCCTGGAAGCTTGATGGACAGAACGCCGAAGAATTCATTGGCGCGATGATGCTCCAACTCGAACGCTACAGCGACGGCGACGTCCTGCGGGCCGTGGGGCGTGTGATTGACGGCGCCGACTCCATGCCGAGCGTGACGATGATTAAAAAAGAAGTCAAACGCAAGCTGAACCAAGTGCCGGAATACCAGTCACTGCCAGAAGCGCCGGTCAATGAAGCCGGGCGCAAGCGCATCCACGGCATGATTGACGACCTTAGAAGCAAATGGACAAAGCGGCCGAACAAAGAAAAGAAACCGCCGTCGCTGGACGACGTGCCGAAAGACGTCATCGAATTCGCCCGCCGGGCTGTCCCCGGAATCCCGGACGAACTGATTATCAAGAACGTACCCGCCTTCAAAGAAGGGCTGGCCTGTAACATGCGCATGGGTAACGAATACATGAGGTTCTGGTTGGACCCGAACACGGGGCTTGTGAGCATGACCGTTGTCATGAAGAGAGGAGCAGCGAGATGACTAAATGCATGGTGTGCGGGGATGAATTCGACCCGTACTATAAAGCACAGCGCTTGTGCCAGTCCTGCCTCGATAAATTCACGAAGCGCTACTGGGACTGGAACGAATACCGAAAGCAGGGCCATACACGGCGACCGACCTGTATCGTGTGCGACAAGCCATTGACACGCGGATTCAGCGTATGCCCAGATTGCCGCGACACGTGGAAGAAAATCTATTACCAGATCATGCGGCCGAAAACAATCATCCAGGCGCGCAACCGTATGAAAAGGATGAGAGATAAGGCCATAGAAACGGCCGTTGAAAACCGACTCCGTACGGGCCTTGATGAAGACATTGCGGCCGCCCGTAAAGCAGGATTGTCATACGGCGCTTACATGGTACGCAAGAAAGGACTGGTACGATGAACGCTATCAGCCGCGCCCTGGCTAAACGCGACAGGGCACGTACAGAGTTACGACGTGAAGCCGGGGCCGAAAGCGGTACGGACTGGGCAACGACATTGCTGTTTAGCTGCCTTCACGACAAGTACGGATTCGGCCGCAACCGGTTCGCCGCGATGAACGATATGTGGGCGCACCTCGACGAATTCCAGGAAGGATTCATTTTCGACTGGCGCGATGAATTGTGTGAACACGGATTCGACCGGTTCCTCAATGAGCGTATTGCCGAAAGAATGCAGAAGATGATAACCGGCCGGACGCGCGATCTGAAACTCATGGCGAAGACGCGCGATATGATAGCCGGGGTAGCTATCGTCATATTCTGGACGCTGTACACGAAGTACAAATGGCGTGACAAGCGTCTCAATGATTTGCAGAACTGCTACAAAGACAAGGTTTACGTACTGATTCACAATGAAGTGCCCATCTGGGAATTTATGAAATGCCTCAATGTAGAGTGCAATATAGATTACCCGGCATTGGAAGTATATGAAAAGCAGAACGGGCCAGTTGATATATACCACGGCAACCGTGGGGCAAGATAACCGTTACAGAGGCAAAGGAGAAAGAAAAATGAAAAAATTACAAGTAACTATTGAATTGATTGAAGAAATGCTGGGAACTGCTAATTCAGATCCCAAAATTCATGAAGAATTCATCGCGTCGAAAGCGCCGGACGCCGCCAGCCGGGAAGAAGAAGTCGAAGCGCTGGGCGTGGAAGCCGTCGTCGAAAAGGGCAAGACGATTTTCCCGAAGGAAGACGGTAAACCGTTCGTCTACTCGTATCAAATCCGCGGGTTCTTTAAAGCGGCCGCCGGATTCTTACAGCGTTGCAAGGGCGAAAAATTCGCCGTCCACACGAATAAAATCAAGGCTTACAAGAAAGTCATCGACGGTTGCATCTTTGTCGAACCGCGGAAAATCATGATTGAAATGCCGGAAGGCGCTGAAATCGGCGACTGCCAGCGGCCGTTGAGAGCGCAGACCGCACAGGGCGAACGCGTGGCGCTGGCAAACAGTGAAACAGTCCCCGCTGGAAGCCGAATGACATTCGTCGTCGAAATTGAAAGCGACCAATATGCTGATGCAGTGCTCGAATGGCTGGCGTTTGGTTGTAAGAACGGTTTAGGACAGTGGCGAAATGCAGGTAAGGGGCGCTATAAGGTAATCGACATCAAGGAAATCAAGGATGCGGAAAGCGAAGTAGACCGCATCAAGAAAATGCTGAAAGGCTAAGGCCGACAGCAAGCGAAGAGAAGCAAAGGCAAAGCAAAGAATAGTAATGTATTGCGGGGCGACGGCACAGAGTCGCAAAGTACTGTGTAGCAAGGGCTTTGTATGGCGTCGTAATGATATGCGACGTCATGGCGATATAGAGCCATGTTCAGTCACGTAAAGGTATTGAACCGTGCAGTTACGGCAATGCAAGCCATGGAAAGGCACAATGATGAAACGTTGAGCTAAGGCTTAGTAGCGTAAAGCAAAGCAAAGTTACGGTATTACATGTTTCAGCAGTGCAATGGAAATGCTGGGTATAGTCAAGCAAAGGTAAAGTAAAGTTGAGTAAAGTTTGGCGAGGCGAAGGCATAGCATTGTAACGTTTGGCATAGCCCAGCAAGGGCAACGTATGGCAAGGACTTACCATGAACGTGTTGCAATGGAATGGCAATGTATAGTGCTGTTTTGCAGGGGAAAAGCGGAGTGCTGAGAAGCGGAGGAAAAGTAAAGTAACGTTCTGCCCTGCTACGGAGAAGCATAGTAGTGCAGTGTAGTGTAAAGGCAACGTTAAGCAGAGTTGATTGTAACAATGGCAAAGTAAGGTTACGTGGTGTCTCGCAAGGGCAAGGTGAGGCAGTGTGTGGCCGGGTAACGACCGACACCAGAAAAAAGGAGTGATAGACAATGAACACAATCACAGTAATTGGCAACATTGGCAAGGACCCGGAAAGCCGGGTCACAACCCAAGGGACGCCCGTCGTGACGTTCTCGGTAGCGGATAACAAGAAGCTGCCGGGGACGAGCGGCAAAAACAAAGAAGACTGGACGAGCCAGTGGTGGTACTGCACCGCATTTAAAGAACTTGCGGAAGCTATCATCCAGGACGTCCGGCGCGGCGACCGGGTGGAAGTAACCGGCAAGATAGATATGCATGAATACACCGCTAAGGACGGCACACAGAAGGTTGCGTATAATTTGCTGGTCAACCGCATTGCGAAGGTTGTACGGCCAATGAGGGCCAATAACGGCAGTTTTAACAACATGGGCAGTGAAGCCCCTGATGAAGAAATCCCATTTTAGAGAGGAGCAATGAAAATGAAGAACATCACGAAAAAGCAGTTTATCGACACGGTAGCACAGCGGAGCGGCAAGACAAAGAGCACTTGCGCCCGCGTCGTTGATGAAGTATTAGGCACTATCGCCGACCTTGTGGCACAGGATTGCAAAATCACGTTCGTGGGATTCGGCACTTTTGAAAAGAAGTACGTCGCACCGCGGACGGTACGTAATCCGCAGACCGGGGAAGCCGTGGAAACGACAGGACACAACAGCATGAAATTCAAGGCTGGAAGCATCTTGAAAGAACGGCTCAACCAGTAAGCGGTGATGCAATATGACACGCTGCTACTACTGTCATAAGAAAATCACGGGCTACCGGCACTATGTGGTGACGGTAGACGGGAAACTCATGCCGGTATGTGCAGATGATCGGGAATGTCGGCCCCGTGCGATAAAGTGCCACGGGCCGCGCCCCGGCGTCGCACACCAGGCAAGAAACAAAGTGTTAGAAAGGAACAAGCATAAATGATGGACATTAAAATCAAGAAAATCCTCGACGATTACAGCAAAGACGACGTAAAACTTCCGCTCATCACGGAAGGCAACGCCTGCTATGACTTTTACGCACCCGCAAAATTCGTCATCTATCCCAGCGAACACGGGGTAAAGATTCCGTCGGGGCTGGCATTTGAAATCCCGGAAGGGTACTGCATGATGCTCTTCATGCGATCTAGCTATGGCGCGAAGCGGGAGCTGCGGTTGTCGGACGCCGTCGGTATCATCGACAGCTCATACCGCGGCGAAGTCCAGGGCCTTTTCGACAACATCGGCGATAAACCGGAAATCATCGAAAAAGGGGAACGATTCATGCAAGGCAAGTTGGTACAGAATATCCCGATTCGCTGGAAAGAAGTGCAGACGCTGACCGACACGCAGCGCGGTCAAGGCGGATTCGGCAGCACTGGCAGATAGGAGGGAACGAACATGATTGACGATAAAATGGCCAAAATGGCCGTAAACACGCTAAAAGCGTATTGCGACAGAAAGAAATGTAGTGATTGCGCCGTATCCAAGACGTGCGACCTGGCACATGATACTTTTCAGTATTTTGCTAAATACCCTCTTGTTGGGGAATTTGAAAATACGCAGAAGCCACCCCAAAAGACGCCGAAATTCGACGCCACGCTTTCAGACAACCCTTGCTTCCGTGACTACATAAACGGGATTCTTGAACTGGAAGCTGAAAGAGCGGGTATTTCTCACAGAGGATTAGATAAGGTTAAATGTTATCCTAACGGAACTATCAAAGTATGGTACAAAAGCGAAGACGACGAAACGGTTTACAAGGGGAAGGCGAAATGCCACCCGAGGGACGCTTTCAACCCGGAAATCGGGATAAAACTAGCGGTGCAAAGAATCGCTGAAAAGGTAAACAAGCCGTTCGTCCCGACAGACGGCGAAACCTATTTCTACGTTGACGATGAAGATACCATCTATAGCACCATCAACCACAATACAAACAGAGATATTCTGAATATCGCAGTCGGGAATTGCTTCAATAATTACGAAAGGGCGCTTAGTAATAAAGACGCCATCACGAAACACATTGAAAGAGCTGCGGAGCTGCTGGAAAAATTAAGGGATGAAGGAGAAAAATAACATGGAACATTTTTATAAACGGCCACTGCCAGAACCAGGAGAAAAGTGGAAGCACTTCAAGGGGCATGTATATAAAATCATCTGCATCGCAGAAGATACAGAGCGCATAAACCCGGTTGTTGTATATCAGGGAGTTGATGATTGCGCTTATTGGGTACGCCCATTGAGCATGTTCATGAGTGAAGTCGACCACGATAAATACCCGAACGCAACACAGAAATGGCGTTTTGAAAAGGTAGGTGATGCAGATGAATAACGCAAAAAAAATTAAAGTACATGATACAGTTTGGGTAAATTTAAAACCCTTTTTGGGGCTTGATGATGACGCTTTCGTAGGGTATGCAAAGGTTCTGCATATCGAAGAAGATAAAAATGAAGGGGTTACTTACTATGATGTGTGCTTCCGTGGTTCTGGTGCAGTTTTTTGTGGTGTAGAAGATTATTGTGTTCATCCCATCGCGAGTACGGAGGCTGTGTTACCCAAAGCCCCAAAAGATAATGGAACGACACGGACTGATAAGGAGGAATGGGTTATGACGAACTATGGAGCGGTAAAAGCAATGGGCATGAATGAACTGGCTGGATTCTTGGCCAGCATCACGACATGTTGTGGTTGTCCGGCATATGTGAACCGTGATGGCCATGAAGTATATACGGCGTCTCTGTTGGAATGGCTGGCCGACTTGTTTCAGGGTAAAGAAATTAATGTGGACGACGAGCCGGGGGAAACATCTGACATGATTCATCATCCGGATCACTACACCTGGCGCGGTACGGAATGTACGAAGGCCATTAAAATCATGACCAGCGGGGCGACGGGAGCTGATGCAATGTACATCGGCAATATCGTCAAGTATTTGTACCGATACCCGGCTAAAGGTACGCCGCTAAAGGATCTTATGAAGGCCCGGCAGTACTTAGATTTTTTGATCACGACCGAAGAAGTAAAAGAAAAGAAGCGTGAAAAAGACAAATGACTTACCGTTTCGTCATTCATGGGCGACCAATGACTAAGAAAAATTCGCTCCAGAAGACGCGCTACGGCCTTATACAGGGTAAAGCCTATAGAGAATATGCCAAAGATGCAATGTGGCATCTAAAACTCCAAAGAAGGCCGATTCATCCCATCGATTGTGCCGTCAAGATGACCGCAAAGTATTACATGCCGAACCGCAAGGGCTGGCCCGATCTGTTCGGGCTGGTCCAAGCGACGGCAGATATACTTGAAAGTGCGGGCATCATCGAAGACGACGGGTATATTGCTGAAATGGGCGGCTCGATGATAGCTGGTATCGACGCCGAAGACCCACGTGTAGAAATCACGGTGAGCGAAATAACGGACTTGAAACACCCGCTCTATAAACTACACCCGAAGCTAAAGAAAAAGCTATTAGAGGGTAATCTAAAACGTTTAATTAAGACTAGAAAGGAGTAAGTATGAAGCTGAGCGACATAATGACAATCTACACCGTTGCAATAGATATCTTAGCTATCGCCCTGCTACTGACAGCGGACTGCTTTGCACATCGTCTTATTGCAGCCGGAATGGGAGTAATGGGGCTGGTGACTTTGTACTTTGCTTGTGTACTCAGAAACAGCGAAAAAGTCATAGCAAGGCTAAAGATATACGTAAATGGAAAGTTAGTAAGAAAAAAGGAAGGAGAAGACTAATGGATACTCAATGGATTGACTACCGGGCATGGCACCACGATAAGAAAGTGATGATACATGTATCGGAAATCGACTTCCGCAAGCATCGAATCAAAGGAAGAGCGAAGGATGAAGTCATCTCCGCAAGATTTGACGAAGTAACCCTCATGCCCTGGACGACTTACTACGACGACAGCCATGATGACGTGATGATCTACGAAGGCGATATTGTCGAAGTCACGCATAAAGACATGAAGAAACGTTTTGTCATAGACAACGAAATGGGGATATTGCTGGCGCGTTGCATAGCAGATGACCTATACCCGTTCGTCACATTTGACCTAGCAATGCTTTTGGACGACGACGAGCGAATCAAAGTCATTGGCAATGCGTACGAAAACCCGGAATTACTGGAAATGAAAGAGGTGTAACCATGGATGAAGAAAAGATGATCAGCGACATGAGGAAAGTCCTGCTGGACTACTGCATCACTGACTTACGGAGCAATCAAGCTGCCAGGAACGGCCATAAAGACGACTACACCGTACTGGACTACGAGAAGTATATCGGCGCGAAAACACTAGCTATCACGGTGCTGGAGCACATCCCGGAATACTGCCAGGACGACAAGAAGAAAATGAAGGAATTCTTCTTTGGCGTATATGAAGAAGCGATGAGCAAAGCCAGCCAGCGAATACTTACCACCGAAGATGAGCGACGTTTAGCAGTGTTAGCACTCCAAATGGCTGGCCCGCTAAAAGAAGAACTTTGTACACAATATGACGAAGACAGTTTTGTATGGGGACATTGCCGGACGCATCGTTCGTCCGACGGGGCGAAACGGGTTGGCGTATGCCCGGCATGGGATAACAAAACCATGTCATGCATGTTGGATAAGCGGGAAATCTTATTTAGAAAAAGAGGTGAGAACAACGGACATTAGCACGAAACACATAGACGAAGTCATTGAACGTGCATATCTCAGCGGCAAAAACTACGTCACATTGGCCCTCACGGGCGATAGCAGCGTAGACAAAGCATTGACCCGTAAGCTCGACGAAGACGGGTATAAAGTAGCACTCAATGACAATAACATTATGGTAAGCTGGGGATTTTAGAATGTATACAGATGCAGGAAAAAGCAAGAAAGATTGTCGGGGTGACGATAATGGAAGTTAAGCCTGATAAAGTAAAATTATTAGACCTACTAGAAGCCTTTCGGGTGCATATGTGTACACAAAATCACGCCATGGAGCATTGCGTCAGAGATGGCCAATGCCCCATGGCCTACCCGGCCCAGTTTACAGTAGAAGGCAACGAAATCCGCACAATCAATTATTGCATGATAGAAACAGTTAAAGCAGCTATGAGTAAAAGCATAAAAGGAGAGATGGAAAATGGCTAAATACGTAAAGAAACCCGTTGTGATCGAAGCATATCAGACAGACAAAGAAATGATTATCCATACGCTAGAAGGCGATATGAAAGCCAGTGTCGGCGATTATATCATCACGGGTGTACACGGTGAGCAATACCCGTGCAAACCGGATATTTTCAGAAAAACGTATGAACCTTTTGAAACTAAAGCGGAAACTAACTTGACGTTTGGCGAAATGTTGGAATACTTGAAACAAGGTCGGAAGTGCTATCGTCGCGGATGGAACGGCAAAGAACAGTACATCGTACTTGGGACGGCAATCAGCTATGTCAATCCGGATGGATACGCAGTCAACACTAATCATACTACTATGGGAAGCGCGGCAATCGTTTTTGTGGGCACACAAGGTGAACAAGTAGGCTGGCTTGCAAGCCAAGCTGATATACTTAGCAATGACTGGGCAATCAGACCCGATGATTGCGAATACAACTGCTGTGGATAAATGACAGGCGGCGCCGGAACATGGCTGGCCCGGCGCCTTCCTGGAAAGGAGGATGTGTGGATATAGAACAGAAATGGCGTGAAGCGCAAGCGATACAGCAAAAGTTGCTGGAGAAGGAGCAGGAACGGCGGCACAAGCCGATACCGAAAGCCGTCCGAAAGCAGGTATACGAAAAATATGACGGCCACTGCGCGTACTGCGGGCGCCCGATTGCCTACAAAGACATGCAGGTAGACCACATCAAAGCTAAATACGTAGGCGGTGCTGATGAGCTGGACAACTACAACCCTGCCTGCCGTATGTGCAATTTTTACAAAGGCACGATGGATATTGACCATTTTCGTGACCAGCTGAAATTGGTCCGCGATCGACTGCATAAAGTCTATATCTATCGACTGTCCCTTGCATACGGACTGATAAAAGAAAAAGACAATGACATTGAATTTTATTTCGAGAAGTGTAACAAAGGAGAATGACATGGAATACATCATAAACCCGTGGTGGTTCTATCTAGCAAGCGCGTTAGATTCATTGCATATTATAGCTATTTTGGTCGCGATTTTGTTTGCGTTGTCGTTCGTGATATTGGTGGTTTTCTATTGTGAACATGAAAGCGATTACGGTTATGACAAAACATATACAAGCAGAATGCTAAGAACAGCGAAAAAGATAGTCATTGCGTTCGGTGTATGCGTAACGCTAATTATCATCATCCCATCAGAAACCACGTCAACAAAAATGATGATTGCCAACACATTAACAAAGGAAAATATCAAAGGTGGTGCATCTTTTACGCAAGACCAAATAGGGCAAATCATCGACAAAATAGCAGACGCGGCTATTAAGGTCAAACAGGCTGAAAATGGTGATAAAACATAAAGATAAAAGGGTAGGTGATACACATGGAAAATTGGTATGCACCCGGAGAAGTAAGGACTCATCAAATGAGCGATGAAGAAAAGCAGCTGTATGAAGAACGACGTCGGAAGCGCGATCCCTGGGAAACGAAAAAGAGTAAACGTGACCTGGACGCGCATCACATCGGCGCGCACCGTTCACCGCTCTTCATGTGGAAAAGGAAGTGAAGAAAAATGGAAGTGATTCACCACACCTCGACGGAGGTGGTCAGTAGCCATGTACGTCCATCTAAGGATACGTACTATCTGGGTATAGCGAAGGCTGTAGCACAACGTGCAACGTGCTTACGGCGCATCTACGGGGCAGTCATCGTCAATAACGACGAGATTGTCAGTACCGGCTACAACGGCGCACCACGCGGCGAACGGAACTGCTGCGATACCGGCAAATGTTACCGCCGTCTGCATCAAGTACCGCACGGTCAAATGGTGGAAAAATGCGTAGCGGTACACGCAGAAGAAAATGCGATCATATCAGCCAGCCGTCGGGAAATGCAAGGAGCTACCCTTTATTTATGGGGCATGGACGTAGAAACCGGGAAAGAGCTGCCGAACCCGGAACCGTGCTTACAGTGCTGGCGGCGTATCCATAACGCCGGAATAGTGAGAGTCGTAACAATGGGAGGGGATGCACATGCACCACAATCAGCGCGCCGCGATTGACTCCACGACGCGACATATAGAGCTTATGTTTTACCGGGAACGAGAAATCAAGCGGGCCGTGCGGCTGGCTAGAGAGAACGTCACGGGCGGCCATAGCGGCGGCAGTAACGGCCATGCCTTTGTATCTGACCCGACGGCCTTAGAAGGCATACGGCTGGCCACGGAGCTAAAGCAAGTCACGCTGAGCGACGGCGTCGTCATCAAGCGGCCCGAACGCTGGCTTAGACTCGTATCCGGGGTATACGAAGCCCTGGACGACATTTCAAGGCGTGTGGCTACCTGCAAATACCATCGCCGGGAAAGTTGGAAAGCGACGACAGTAGAGCTGGGGATTGACCGCAACACGTACTATACGATAGTCAACGACGTGCGGACACTGGCTAAAATGGCCGCGTGCCAACTGGGATTAATCAAAGTGATAGAATAAAAAAATAAAGGGCGGCTCGAAACAAGTCGCCCTTATTATTTTAGGTGGTGAGAATATGCGCATTGGTATCATTGATGCGGATTTATTGGGAAGAAAGAAACATCGGTTTCCTAACCTGGCTTGTGAAAAAATATCTGGGTACTATAAAGACCATGGACACAGCGTAGAGTTGGTATTAGATTACAACGACATGAATAAATACGATAAAGTTTTTATATCGAAGGTGTTCACAGACACGCAAATTGCGCCGCATATTATACAAGCTGATAACGTTGAAATTGGCGGAACCGGTTTTTATTTTGACAAAGCACCTGCATTGCCGGAATGTATAGAACACAATATGCCAGATTATCATTTGTATGATGAATTTATTAAAAAATCTATTAAGGTAACTAAAAAGCCATCACAACAACAATTCAGGTTTTACACAGATTATTCAATTGGCTTTCTTACAAGAGGATGTTTCAGAAAATGCGGTTTTTGCGTAAATCAAAAGTACAACCATGTATTTATGCACAGCCAGCTTGACGAATTTTTAGATCATGATAGAAAGAAGTTATGTTTACTTGACGATAACTTTTTTGGACATCCGCAATGGAAAATGCTACTGCAAAAAGTAATCGACACGAATAAGCCGTTTGTGTTCAAACAAGGACTTGACGAGAGACTTCTCACAGAAGAAAAATGTGAAATGCTGTTCAGTGCTAAGTATGACGGAGATGTAATTTTTGCTTTTGACAACATTACAGACTATGACTTGATTCACAAAAAACTGAAAATAATCAGAAAATATAAAGGCAAAAAGAATGTTAAATTCTATGTACTGGTTGGATTTGAAAGCACAGATGCACAAGACATTTTAAATGCATTTAAGCGGATTGCATTACTATTCCGTTACGGATGTTTGCCTTATATCATGCGCTTCCAAAATAAAAATGACATGCCATGGAAAATGTCTGAATTCAGAAGCTTATACATTACATTAGCTCGATGGTGTAATCAACCGAGTATAGTAAAAAAAATGAGTTTTCGCGATTTTTGCGAATTAAATCAAGAAGTACATAAAAACAAGGATACGTTGTGTTCGTCTATGGACGCAATGAGAAAGTTTGAAAAAAGGTATCCGGATATTGCAAAATATTTTGATATACGGTTCGAGAATAGATAAAAGAAGGGCGACTCATTGCGAGTCGCCCTTTTTCTATTTATTCCATTCTGCGACGCCTAACTTGGCTGTCCGCTGGGGCCGTTCGTCGCGGTGGTCAATCCACCAGGACGCGCTGGCATGACTGCCGTACCAGGCCAGGCATTTATCTGCCTGTTCGCCTGGATAACGGGCCAGCCATTCACGGGGGCCGCCATCTTTTCGCGCCGGATACTTTCAGCCCACCGGACTTGCTTTTCACTGCCGGTAAGGGCCGATACCATGAGTACCGGCCTTATTTTTTTGTCATTTTTGCTTATTCTAAGAATAAGCGGCATAAAAATCTCGTATAATAATAGTGTAAGGTTTTAGTGAAAGCTAAATACCTCATCGAACAAGGCGGCGAGAAGTGCAGTAGATGGCGCTATGCACTCCGCCGCACACACTGTCCTACAATCCAGATGCCTCTCTAAAAGGTTTACACAAACACATAGACATTGAGCCGCCTTCCTGCTTTGGCGGCCCTTGTCATATCACGGGAGAAGAATATGGAAGAAATCAAGCCAGCAATTAAGCAACAGCGACTGAGCGCGATGAATCTCTTTGCTATCGCACAGCGCAAAATAGATGAAGCTACCCGTCGGGGAGCGGCTAGTGTACAGATCATCTTACCCACGGGGTATGATGACGAAGCCGTCGAAGACTTGAAATGCTACCTGTCCACCTTGGAGTACTACGTCAAGTGGTATCACGGCACGGACTGCTTAGAAATCTCCTGGAAGCATGACGACGTCATGAAAGCCCGTAACGAGCAGTAATAGGAATTGGACATATAAACACACGCAAGGCCTTGTAAAAGCCGCTTAGAACGGCATACAGGGCCTTAATTTTTTAAGTACATAGTTAAAAGGTGGTGATACAGTGGCAAAAGGTAAGTATCAAGAGTGGTTGACAAAAGAAGGACTGCTTAGACTGCAAGGCTGGGCCAGAGATGGGCTGACTGATGAGCAGATAGCGACCAACATGAGTATTAACGTAGCTACACTGTATGACTGGAAAAACAAGCATGCCGAGATTTCCGAGGCCTTAAAAGAGGGAAAGGACGCCGTTGATAGGCAGGTTGAAAACGCGCTGCTTAAATCGGCGCTGGGGTATAAATACGACGAAGTCACAAAAGAACTGCGTGACGACGAGCTAGTCGTGACTAAAGTCGTACACAAAGAAGTGCAGCCGAACACGACAGCGCAGATATTTTGGCTGAAAAACCGGAAGCGACTTGAATGGCGCGACCGCGTAGAAAATGCAATCACAGGCGCTGACGGCGGGGCAGTTAAAGTCGAAACGCTCACCGACGCCGACGTAGACGCACGTATCAAAGAGCTTGAAAGCAAGCTAAAGGAACTCGATAAGTAATAATTATGCATGTTTAGCTGGCTTAACCCGGGGTTGATAGAATGAAGTCAACAAAAACAACGAATAAAACTAGCAAAAAGAGCTTGAAAGAGAAAGTCGAGCTAATGCGGCTAATGGAATGGAAAGTGTGGAAGAACGACCCGACGGCTTTCATCGATGACTGCTGTTTCACGGTCAACGAAGCAAAGAACGGGGCTGTCGAGCACTTCCCCAAGCTGGATTACCTGGCACGAGTCGATAAGATCATCCACGGCGAGCAGGTGGCGGCATTTCCAAAGAGCCGACGCATGATGATGACGTGGCGCTGCCTGGCTAATCTTCTACATTATGCGATGTTCGGCAAGAACTTGTCTATATTCGTACAGTCGAAAAAGTACGATGACTCCGCTTACCTATTGGGTGACAGCCGCTTCATGTTTTTGTACGAGCATCTGCCGGAGAGCCACGAGTGGCCCGTCGTCGAACGTAAGACGCGCTCCAAGATGGGCTATGACTACATCAAATTCAGCAACGGCGTCGAATTACGAGCCGTGGCAGAAGGGGCCGACCAGCTCCGCCAGTACACCGCATCGGTTGTGTACTGTACAGAAATGGCCTTCTGGGACTTTGCACAAGCCACTTGGAACAGCCTTAGACCAACTATTGAAGGCGGCGGCCGTATCTTCATCGACTCGTCAGCCAACCCGGGCTTTTTCTGCCAGCTTGTGACCGGCCAGCTCAACGAGGACGAGCCGGAAGAAGAACAGGAACCACACGACGTCATAGAGGGCGTCCACGAATACCGGCGTAACGGGGTGTACATCGCTAGGATACACTACACCGCCGACCCTTCTAAGCGTTCCGAAGAATGGAAGACCAACGAAAAGAAGGGTACAACCACGGAGGGCTGGGAACGAGAGTACGAAATCAACTGGACGGTATCGGCTGAGCCGAAGTACTACCCGGAATTTGATTACAACCGCCACGTAGCCTTAGAAGAGCTGCACCCGATAGAAGGACGGCCGCTCCTCTTGTCCTTTGACTACGGACTTACTCCGGCGACCATCATTGCACAGACGACGGCGAAAGGGCAATTGCTCATTTTGTCAGAATTGCAATCCTGGGATTGCGGGATGTTGGCTCATGGCAGGGCTGTACAAGCAGAGTTACAGACGTTTTATAACGGATATGACTACACCGCCGTGGGCGACCCGGCAGGGAATCAGCGAGCGCAGAGCGACGAAAAGACCGCTAACGAGATACTCCGTGACCGGTACGGCATCATTGTCGAGCCGGGCGAACTCACGCAAACTGGGCGCAGTGAAGCAGTGCGCTACTATCTGACGACACTCACACCGGACGGCAAGCCGCTCTTACAGCTGGATCCACGCTGTCAGATGCTTATCGAAGCGTTTACCGGCGGCTATCATCGTAAAGTCGTAGCAGGCAGGACGCTAGACGAGCCGGAAAAGAACGAATACAGCCATTTGATGGACTGTTTAGCGTATTTATGCGCAAAGCTCTACCGGGACAATACGTCCATGGCGGACAAGTGGAAGCAGATGACCCGTGGCAAGATGCACCGGGCTGGGTACATGTAAACGCGTGGAGCGACGCCGCACCGGACAAGGGCGACTCCACGACATGCTCCTTTCTATCATCGGCGGGGCTGACCACCCCGCCACCCATGGCGATGTAGGTTAAAGTAAACCAGCTATAAGCTATCGCGGTTCGAGTCCGCGCATTGCCCCATAGCCCTGTTGAGGGCCTTATTTAGCTATCAATCGAGGTGATGAGATGGAGGATTTAAACCAGAGCTTGTCCGCCGCACAGGACACGGGCGGATTGTTCGGCCGGGACGCCCCGCAGCAGATGAGCGTTACCGACTGGCTTTTACAGCAAGCAGAGCCGGAAGAACAACCAATTTCCCTGGACACGCTCAAAGACGACGAAATCAAGAAAATCATGATGAGCGTCAAAGACGGTATCGACGTCGCTAAGAAGTACTACGAGGGTACAGTAGAGCCGAAACTGATACACCGCCGCAAGCTCCGCAATGGGGAACAAGACTTGTACGCTAAGAAGCTGCCGAACTTGTCCAAAAAGAGCAAATTCGTCAGCATGGACTTCAATAACATCATCGAATGGATGAAGCCCAGCCTCGTGGAAGTGTTTATCGGCAACGAATCGCCTGTCACTATCGCGGGCAGTACCATTCAAAATGACGATACAGCTACGAATATACAGCACCTTGTCGAATACCAGCTCACCCGCAAGAACAATTATACATCCCTTGTGAATGACGTCATTGACGACGCATTGGGGACGAATTTAGGCGTTGCAAAGGTGTGGTGGAAGCGGGATGAAGACCGTACCCGGTACAAGCTTATGTTCGACGTGAACGATATGCAACAAGCGATGATGCTTACGCAGGCGTCACTGTCGGGCGAAATCGAGATACAGAAGGTCAAGCAGCTGAAAGGCGCGCCGGATCTGTACGAAGTGCAGTTCGACCACGTCAAAGTCACAGCTAATTACCCTGTCGTCGAGTATGTACCGCCCACGGAATTGCGCTTCACGCCGGAAGCGAGCACCCTTCAAAAGTGTAAATTCGTGGCACATCGAAAGATTGTAAAGGGCGATTATCTCAAGCGCAAAGAGCAAGACGGGACTTACCAGAACGTCGACGAAGCCCTTGAGGCGGCGGGTGATACGAAGTACACCTCTGCCGACGAGTACATCAACAAAGAGCTGTCAGACGACCACATGCGGCCGAATGACGGCGACAACGCGTCTAAGGACGTCGAGCTGTACGAGTGCTATGTAGACGTAGACTATAACGGCGACGGCATTTACGAGCATTTGATTGTTCATTGCGTTGGGGATACGCCGCTATCTATTCAAACCAATGAGTTCGATATTGCTCCCTTCTTTGCGATGGGTAGCGTTCGCGAAAGCCGTAAGATATTTACCGACATGGCCCTGGCTGAACAAGTGGAAGGCTTGCAGGACTTAAAGACGGCGCTTATCAAGCAGATTGTCATCAACGTTGCGAAGAACAACGACCAACAGAAATTTATTGACTTGACGTCAGTTATGGACATGGACGCACTGCTAAATGGCGACGAATACGTACCGATAAAGGGCGACCCCAATGCGGCGATTGCAAACCCACCGCCGGCGAATATCTCGCCACTTACGATGGATCTAGTCAATTACGCTGAAAGCGAGCTGGAAAACCGGACGGGTAGCACAAAGTACAACCAGGGGCTTGATGCTAATAGCTTGAATAGCACGGCAACCGGCATCACCGCCATTCTCGGCCAGGCAGATAAGCGAATACGGCTGATTGCACGACTGTTCGCTGAAAACTGGATTGTACCTATGGTCCGCTTCCTTATCCTGCTCAACAAGAAGTACGGCGAGCCGGTGCAGACCTTCCGTTTTAAGGACGAAGAAGTTTCCGTCAAGAGTGAAGACCTTGATATCGACTACGACCTCATTATCAATGTCGGCAACGGCGCAGGCACGAAGGAAGCCCGGATACAGAGCTATATGATGCTTCTCAGCAACGTATACCCCGTATTGTCGCAAGCTGGCGTAGCTACTCCTAAGAGCTATTACGCCGCTGGTACGGCGCTCCTGGAGGAAATGGGACTCAAGAATACGCAGGGCATTTTGCTGGACCCGGATTCGCAGGAAGCCCAGCAGATGCAGGCACAGCAGGCACAGCAGGCCGAACAGGTTGCACAGGCACAGGAAGCTATGGACCTGCAAAAGCAGTTGACCTTAAAGCAAGCCGACTACGAAGGCAAGGCCGCCGTGGCGTCTATCCCTTCTATCCGGGCGAACATGAACGATTTGCCGCTTGACGCGCAGGTGAATATCATCAATACCCGGACGGCAGGCAACACCAGCCCACAGTCTATGATCGAGAAGATTGCACGGGACCAGCTGACACAGATGACGCCGCAAGCCCCACCGGCACAACCAGAACCACAAGCCCCACAACTACCCCAGCAAGGAGGCCCGATGAATGGACAGTAAACTAAAAACCTTACTCGATACCATGCGGAGCGGCGATGAAGCGGCCAAGAAGCGATATTTAGCGGACCTCATCATGAAGGGCCAGCAGGCGGAAGACCTCAAAGCCTTCCTTGACGATTGGCTGAAAATCGAAGAGCAGACTGCACTCAAGGACCTGGACAGCCCGACGAAGCCCGCTGACGACGTAAAGAGCGACTACCGGGCCGCGGTGAGATTGTATCACTACATGACAGGAATCATTGATATTGCAAAGCAAAAGCGCAACCAGAAAGGAGAATAGACGTGCTTAACTTTAATTTACAGTTGTTTGCAGAAGGAGAAACGACAGATGTATCCACGGCAACGACTACCAACGAAAACGTCGCGGGCACCGCCCAGGAACCGCAGCCGGAGTCTTTGTATCTCGTGACAGACCCGCGCACCGGCAGGAAGAGCATTTCCTCCGCCAAACCCGAACCGACGGAACCAGTGGAAACAAAGACAGACGAACCGCCTGCACAGGATGAGCCGGAATCCCAGCCTACGGAACCGACCGAACCGACGGAAACCCAACCCGCAGAACCGGCGGCAACCGAACCGGCTGTTGAGAAACAACCCGAACCGCTCATCAATACGGAACCGTACACGCTGGATGAGCTGAATACCGCTATTGCACAGGGGAACGTCAATGAAAGCCGCATTCCTCAGCAGTATCAGTTGCAATACGCACAGTATCAGCAAGAACAGGCACGCCGTCAGCAACAGTACCAGCAGCAGCAACAGGCCTTGCAGATGCAGGCCCAGCAACAGCAGTTGGAACAGCAAAAACGAATGTTCGCAGATATTGATAAGGCCGCGACCGACCAGGCTATGAAGGCCCTTGGCATTACGCAGGACGATATTGATACCGCCGAATACTCCGACGACGACGCCGTGAAACAGAAAGTAGCGCATTTCAATATTGCTAAATCCTACTATAAGGAACAGCTTATTGGCGCTATCCAGCAGCAGCAAATGCGGACGCAAGCCGCACAGAATGAACAGCGGGCTATTTATCAAAGCATTGTCGATTTTACGCAGCAGAAGCAGGCCGAAGAACCTCATTTTGCCGACATTAATCAGTTAATGGGCAGCTATTACCAGACAATGCCTTATAAAGACGCCGCTGTCATCGGGGATGCTATCAAAGCCCTCCAGGGCGGGAATATCAACCCCACACAGTGCAAAGTACTCGAAGGCTACTACGACAAATGCCGCACGGCATACTACGCCAAAGCGAATGATCTGACGAAGCAGCCGAAAAAAGTACCTGTTCCGAAAGTCGAACAGCCCGGCACGGGCGCGAAAGCACCGGCCAAACCCATTGATTTTACGCAGATGCGAAATATGACAGTCCGCGAACGCCGCGCGTTCATCGCAGGCCTCAGCGGCAGATAAAGGAGAGATGAAAACATATGGCATATGATGTACAGAGAAACTTGAATAAATCGGCCAACCAGTCGTATACCTACGATGCTATCGGCCATGCAGAGGATATCAGTCCTATTCTTACTAACATTACTCCGGAACTCACGTTGTTCTACTCCAAATTCGGCGATTCCGAACCGGCAAAAGCCATGAACTTCTCTTGGATGACGAAAGGATTGTTCCCGCCGCAGGATAACGCCCACCTTGAAATGGAAGACTACAAATTCCAGCCGGGCGGCTCCATCGAAGGCTTGTCGAATAACGTCCAGTTCTTCCAGAAGACCGGCATGGTATCCGATGCGCAGAACAAAGTCCAGAAAGCGTACCAGAACGAACACGGCTCCGAACTGGCCGACCTCCGTTATGACGCTTACACGGGACTGGCACAGGATATTGAATACATGCTCGTCAACTCCACAAAGAAAGTAGACGGCTCGGCTACCGTACAGCCCCGTTCCGGCGGCGTACCGTTCTTCATGCAGCAGAACCTTATCGACGTCACCGTATCCACCACGGATAACACCGTCACGTCGTCCACGGAAACCCACCTGGCTACCGGCGATATCTGCTACTTTGTCGCTGACACCATGCCGACGGGCCTCAAAGACGGCCTCTACTACTACGTACGCGTAGACAGCACCAACAGCAAGAAACTGACCATCTTTGATACGCAGAAAGGCGCTATCGAAAACATCAAAGACGACCAGGTAACATTGTCGGCCGCTGGAACGAACGTCAAGATCGTAACGAACAACGTCCTCTCTTTGGGCAAGAAACGCACGTACACCCTCGACGACATCAACAACGCTATGGAAATGACGTCCAAACGCGGCGGTCATCCTACACAGGCGTATATGTCCTCGTCTAAGTACCGTGAATTCATCAAGCTCGTCCTGGCTACCATGACGGCTACGCGCAAAGGCAATGAAAAGGCCAATGCCACGGAATTCGCTACGTCTTACCAGGGTGCCTTTGGCCTCGTAAACGCTAACGTACATCCGATTTACCCGGATAACCGTATCGACATCCTTGACCTGTCTTACTGGGATATGAAGTATCTCGTCAAGCCGCACGAAGTACCGCCCGAAAAGCTCAGTAAAGACGGCACGTATGAAAAATTTGTTATTGAAGCTAGCTTGGGTCTTAAAGGCACGCAGCCGAAAGCGTCTTGCTCCATCGTTGATATTAAACGATAGCCCATTCCATGAAAGAAGGGGTTCACGCCCCTTCTTTTTGTATAAAGGTGGTGACTCTACATGATAACAAAACAGAAGATTTACCAGGACGGAGACAAGATTTGCTTACGTAACACTGTCGATGTATCGAGTGCTGTAGATGCGGCCCGACGCGTCAATGAAATCGACAACGGCGGCTGGGCTGGCGACAAGAACGAACGGATTCAGCTCATGGGCTTCATTCCGCCGGAATTCTGGGGATTCGACCCGTGGCTCATCTGCGCCAAACGGGCTGAACTCGAAGGGAACCAGGCGAAATACCAGTACTACATCCAGAAGTTTTTCAGTGTATGGAAGCAGTTTGCCGTCAACCACAAGAAACGTACGTGGCGTGGGGCGGTGTTGCTGGGATGATTACCGCCAAATCGCTCAAACAACTTATCCGCTACAAACTGGGCGACAACAACGAAGTCCAGTACAGCGACTATGACATCCTCCAGGCTATTAACGAAGTCTTGCGTTACGTCAATCAGTACTACATCAACAGCGACTTCCTCGAAAAGGTCCAGCACTACCGGCAGGACGAAATGAACGCGGAGATTGACGAGTACAATGCCAGCTTATCGACAGACCCGTCCGACGAAACGGCAGAGAAACCGACGCCGAAAGAGCATATCGACATGCCGATTACCGGCGTAGATCTGCCCGAAGACTTCCTTACCCTCGTCCGTATCGTCGACGGTCACGGGCGTGACCTGCATCCCGGGGATGCTATTCGCCCGCCTCGCTGGGATGAATACAAGATTTTCCGTAATAAGTTGTATGCTGGCGTAAAAGACGTGGATATGCTCTATAACGCCGCTTTTCTCAGTATTACCGACTTGGATACCGGAACAGTTGAACTGCCAGCCGTATTCCTTGATGCACTTTGCAAGCTGTCCTGTATGGTCCTCACACAGACACCGGACGGCGATACTATGCAACAGGCCGTGGAAGCGGCCCTGGCTAACGTCGTGCCCATGCGCAAATACGCCAACACAGAAAAGCGTATGCCGTTCATCTGCTAGGGGGTGACTGAATGAAAGTAGAAGACGCTATTACCCGTATCCGGCAGGAAACACATGATATCAGCAAGGAATACAGCGATGAACGTTGCTTGCAATTCATAAATACCGCTACGCAACAGGTAGCAAGCCTGCTCATCGGTGCTAAATGGCCGGTACTCGTAGAGGAAACGACCATAAGGGAAGGCGATTCCATCCCGAAAAATTACATGAGCGCTTGCGGGACGTACCCCTTAGCTATGACGGCCGGGACTGTACATATTACCGACCCGTCGGTGAGCGCTGTAAAATTCAGATATTTCGCAACGCCTGCCGTCATCGAAAGTACCACAAAGGATATGCCGTTCAATCACGATGCTATCAATGACATCATCGTCAAATCGGCCGTCCTTCTGGCACTCAATGAAAATGAATACGACATTAGCCAGGACACGAATATTGTCAACGCCTTGCAACAGGCAATCAGCGCAGGAATGAGTTGATGCTATGGCTGAGTATAAGAAGCAAGTACTGACCTTCCCCGACCTTCCGACCGCAATCCAAGGCGACGGCAGACAGCTGATATCCCTGTTAAGGAAGTATCTGAAATCCGTTAATGAACAGGTCAACGTAGCTAACGGCTTTACGGCAGACGACGTAGACGCCAGCACCAAAGGTGACTTCCCCATGCCGCGGAACTTCACGTTGATGTTCGACCGGCTGGGCGGCGTGCTGAACTGGGATGCCGTCGACGACGCCGACCTGGCTTATTACGAGGTGCGTACCAATGCGGACGTCGGCAATAGTTATGGTTTGCTGGAAAAGACGGTAGCTACATCGAGTTTAGTTATACCTACCACGGCCAGCGGAAAGATATACTTGTTCGCCATCAGCAAACACGGCAAGGTATCCAACGGCCGAACTATCACGTATAACAAGCGCCGTCCGTCCGCACCGTCTGACATATCGCTCACGAAGAACAATGAAGGGACTCTTATTACTTTCCTTGAGATTCCATCTAACTGCATCGGCGCCAACTTATATATCGACGGGCAAAAATATCAAACCGTTGATAACGTATTCCTGTATCCGAGTCCGGATATCAAAGAGCTGTATATAGCCTATTACGACCAATTCGGCGAAGGCGAACGTGCCTATCTATCCTGTTTTGTCCCAAATGTCACAGGCTTCTGGGTAGAAAAGAACGGGGCCAACCTGTATTTCTACTGGGATGCTTTATCTATCTACAATATCAAGTACGTCGTGAAAGTCGGGCAGACGCAGAAATGGGAGCAGGGCACGGAAATCTTTCGCTCGAAGGTCAATAAATATCGCTATATCCGGCCGAACGAAGGGAACTATTACTTCATGATAAAGGCCGTCGATGACCATGGTAATTATTCCACGGACGCGTCGTGGTACTACTTGTCCAGTGACCCGGAAATCAATAAGAACATCATATTGGACTATAACCAATACAAGCTTGGCTATAGCGGGATAAAGACGAACATGTATTATAACGCGGCTATGGAAGGCTTGCGACTGGAGAAGGAATCCTTTAACGGCGAATACCTCATGAAGGTATTGTTGCCTCAGAAGATAAAGGCCCGCAACTGGATCGACTGTAAAATCAACGCCGTCACAGAACAGACGTTAAGGGTATGTGACATGACCTTCACTGTAGATAGTTACGAAGCGTCGCATATCCTTGTATGTGGCATTTTGGGCGATATGGACGGCGTAGAGCTGAAAAAACAAATAGCTAGGTATACCGGGAAACTCGACGATACCTTTGATGCTATCATCGACGGTACGAGCAAGGCTACTGGTGGGGAACTGCTGATAGAGAAGAACACAAGCTATACCCCAGTGCGATGGAATGACGGCGCACTCATTACTGACGTGGGTCAGCTTGAATATTCGTGCAATATCCCAGAAAAATTTTCTATTGGATTTTGGTTCAAGAATACAGCACCACTCACAGACTGCATCATTGCGGAATTGCGGGGAAATGCGCCAAATCAGATGGACTACATTGCCGTAAAGGACATGACCTTTATTGTCGATAGCTACGAGGCGAGACATTTAGGTGCTGACGGCATATGGCGAGACATTAACCTATATATCGGCTATGACAAGCGCCTGGATTCGTTCTATGTGCGGGATACGGTCAACGAACGGATACTTTACTTACGACTTGATACAGCAGATAGGGACTGGCTCTTTTTCGGACTTTCACAGAGCGTCGATAAGCGGCTTTTCTTTATCCGTGAATTTGACCTCGATATAACCAAATACGTCAAGGCGTTCATTCCGCCTTGCACGTCATTTAATCGTATTTTCTTTAACCCGAAGGAGTAAAAACATGAATAAAGACGAAATGAAAATCAAAGGTTCTTTGAACGTTGTCATCCACCATGCAAACGGCGATGTAGAAACACGCCATAAAGATAACCTTATCTTGAACAGCGGTTTTGACTATATCTGCGCTGCCATGGCGAATCCGACCAAGCCTGCTGTCATGGGCTATACTGCTGTAGGTACCGGCACAACGGCCGTTGCCGCCACACAGACCGCACTTGTCAACGAATTAAAACGAAAAGCAGCCAGTTATGCTCACAGCGCAGGTACGAAAGTATTCACCTTAACAACAACATTTGCCGCTGGTGAAGCAACGGGTGCTATCACGGAAGCCGGTATTTGCAACGCCGCAAGTGGTGGCACTTTCCTCGATCGTGTCGTATTCGACGTCATCAATAAAGCTGCTGACGATACCATGACGACGACCTTCCAGTTTACCCTTTCGTAGCGCCTATGGATATTGCCAAAACGTTCACGCTGTACAAGCTGTCAGATACTGCGTTCACACTATCTGACAGCCGTGCCAGCCGGACGCTTGATGCATTTGGCAAGATGGCGTACAGCGCGACAAACAAAGAAACTGTTTGGGTGTTAGAAGAATACGATAGGCGCCACGGGAAGCCTAAAATTATTTTCGACACTGCACTCAGATACTATAGAGCGTCCGAAGTCAAAGATAAGGTATCCGGAATTACCAAGCCCGTCGATGAGTTATACCGCTATTTGTTGACTATCCGTCCCCTGGAAAGCCTGCATACAGCAGACAAACGCAAAATCTCTAGTGCAATCAAGCTCAAGGACGTATGGGCCGTTCGGGAAACATATTGGGATAATGTGTTATTCAATATGCGTTGCCTCGAAAGCCTGAAAGTATTGGAAATCAAGCGAAACGGGACGGCATTAGGGACAAAAAAAGAGTCTTTCACACTGAAAGATGATGAGAAAAAACAATTCACCAAAAAACAGTGCTATTCGCTCCGTATAGGCGATAAAAATTCTAAGCGGCTAACTATATCAAAACATGAGCTAACGAAGCTTACAGAGGCGTATAGAAGGGCGAACAAATGGAAGCGAGCAGCCAATGAAATGGTTCTCTTGGTAGATAAGGAAAAATCACAGACGCGGAAGGAAACCGCCGAGGATATTGCTGTAAAAGAACGGCCTGTCAAAGCAGTTTTCATCAATCCGTGGGAAGCGGTAATCATCGTCGATGATGCGATGGCCTTTTTTAACTGGTTCCGTACGGTACAAGAAACCTTGTCCATTGCGGAGTATCATAACAAGCTCATACACGCCACGAGGCCGGAATCGCTACGGATAACCCTAACACTCCCAAAGAAATTGTCACGGGCGTTCCAGGAAACCATAACCGCTATAGAACGATACATGAGCCACGCTCAACCGAAATACGATGAAATGGCGGTGACGTTCACGGACGGCGAAAATAAAGCCCTTGAGGTTGTCCGTAGTGAAATGATTCATACGACGGAAATATACTGGGACAATGTATTATTCCTCATCCACATTTCAGAGGATATCCGGACCACGGAAGCCGTGAAGAAAACGGCCGTCAAACAATTGGACGACGCCTTTAGCTTCATGGATTCATTGCGTAAAGCATCCCGATTGAATAGAGGGGAAAACCTGGCTGTTATCGAGAAGGAACGGCAGACCATAGAACATGAGCTGTATGACGGACTGCATATCATGGACGAATGGCGGAATGATATGCGTACCTTGGCACGTGAACAGGTAAAGGCCATGGACCATATCGCCAAACACGCCACGTTGGCGCAGTTCGATGAATTCTATGTACGGGACGACTATAAAAAGATATGGCAGACCGTGCAAACCTTCCGGGAAGAGCTGAAAACGCTCGATAAGGTATACCGGAATATCTACGCCGTCCGTGATGATCGCATCGCCATTGCCGACAAGCGGCTGGTGAAACTAGAACGTACCTTGCATGAATCCATAGATACTGACGAATCTTTCAACAGAAACGTGGCGTTCGTTCGTGGGCTGGCTGAATTGGCCCGTATCGGCGATGGACTCACACGGGACATTGGAAAGAACCCGGCCGAAGACATTGCCTTGTACGATGCTTATGTAAGGGCCAGTAACTCCTACATCGAATCTGTACAAGTTGTTTCATCCTTCAAAGAAATGGATGACTTTGCGGCCATGGCAGATACGCCACCTATGTATGAGCAGTTCACGGACTTCAATGTAGGGGATTACGAATACGAAAAAGCTCTCTTGCGGCTCCGGGTGGTCAGCAAGGCAACGCAGGCGCAACCTTTGCTGTACGACGTATCGCCCCATGTGGATATTGACGATACGGATGATAAGGGACAGCTGGAAATCAAGGATACGACAGCGGCCACGAAAGTCTATTACAACAAGCATTACTATAATGCCCCGGAGGTCAACGCCATGGTCAAAGGCGGTACGGGGGCCACAACGCCCGTCCCTAATATCCTAACGACAGATGGGCAGGACGATAAAGGGCGGTACTTTGAAATCGAATTACTGAATAGTTCTGGCAACCGCACGACGGGCATTGTCTCGTGGGTTGCGAAAGGATGGTAATATGCAGGAATATAATGAATTGGTCACGACGGACGCCTGTAATACGTATTTGGAAAAAGCGGACAAGAACATCCAGTCCGTAGCCAGTACGTTTTCCGGCACGGCGTTTCCAACGGGCAAGCTCAAAGTCGGTATGCAGTGTATGCGTACCGACGACAACAATAATATCTATAAATTGACGTCTGTCAGCCCAGTAACTTGGGAACTGGTTCCCTCTAAGTCTTATGTAGATAACGCCGTCAGTACCGGCGTGAAGAGCGTCGTAAACTTCAAGGGAGCTACCCCAACAGCGGCTGGCGCAGCTGGTCTTGTGCCGACTCCGGCTAAAGGCACGCAAACCGATTACTACCTGTCAGCAGACGGTACGTGGAAGAAGGTGCAACAACGGACTATTAAAGAAGTAATTGATATTGTACATCCTGTTGGCAGTATCTGGGAAACTACGACAACCGACGACCCTAATGTCTTGTGGCCAGGTACGACATGGGTCAAGATGGACGCAGGACGTGTATTAGTATCGGCTGGCACGTATACGGAAAATGGCACGACGTATACTTATAACCTTGGTGATAAGGGCGGGGAAGCAAAGCATCAAATCACTATCGAGGAAATGACGAACCACACGCACACCACGTACGGAGCTGGTGACCACAGACATTTTATTGCCAATACGGATAATAACAACACAACAGGCAGATTAAATGGTGGTACACATTTGATTTACAAATACACGAAGAATAGTTACGAAAATTTTGAATTAATGGGGTCTAACCTTGACTCAAATATCGGGTTAACTAGCACAAATGGTAACCATACGCACTCCATCAGCGCAACGGGCGGCAATCAGCCGCACGAAAACAGACCCCCTTATATGGTCATTAACAGGTGGAAAAGGACGGCTTAAGCGGTACGTTTCCATCGATTTACAACGATGTACGGCATACGGTTTTCATGAGCTTTGCTGTTGCCAGTCGCGTTAATCGTTATGTTATGAGAATGACTGGCGTCAATGGTTAAATCTTGATATACAGTATAGTTACTACCGTTACTGCCTACAATGAGATTGGTTTTATTACCATGACCAAAAATGCCAGTTGTGTTGTCGAAGGGGCCATAGTTACTTGACGTATCAGCGTACCCTGTAAGGCTTGTAGTCGAACAACTTGCGCCGTGCGCGTGGGAGACAAGTTCTTCGATAGAGAAAGGAGAATTTATGAGAGTTTTTCAGATTTTAGATAATGATGTGCTTATCATCAAAGATAATGAGCAGTATAGCGATACTGCCGAACACTTTAAGGCAGACAGTGGCCTTGCCGACCTGCCTATTAAAGTCATCTACGACGATACGCAGAAGCAGTGCCTTGTAGATGATAACTATGAAGATTATCCCAACGCTAACTATGACAGCTATATTGATAATGTAACGGCCTACATCGAAGCAAAGGCAAGCCGTGAATACGTACCGCCTACGCTCAGCGAATTAAAGGCCCAGGCTCTTAACATCCAGTACAGCAAGTATATTGCAAAGAAGGAAGCCCCTGTCACGGTAGACGACCTGCAATTCAGCACCGACGAAAACAGCCAGCGCGAATGGCAGATTGCTCTTACCTTGATTGAAGATAAAGGGCCGTATAAAGTCCGTGACTCATCCAATAGCCTTGTGTTAGCAGATGTAACAAAGGAACAGCTGATGAAAGCCGGGAAAGCCGCCAGAGCGCAACAGCTTGCGGCTTATGAATGGTTTATGAGCATCCGCGATGCCATCAATAATTGCAAGGATGAAAAAGAACTTGCACCGTATATGACCTAACGAACGGCATGGTTAAGCCATTTTCATGTCATTCAGCATAAAGAACACATTAAGAACAGTGATGCATGGCGTAACCTAGCCGTTTACCGGCTCTTTATCATTGACTGTAAAGAACACGTTAAGAACACGAGGTGATTAAAAGAAATGAGTAATGTTGCAATAGATTTGACTAAAACAGTAAAAGAAATCATCACGACGATGAAGACGGCCATCGACAATCTCAACTCCGACGTGGCGACCAATAAGACGGCCATCGACAATCTCAAAACTCAGATTCTGGAGGCCGTGTATCCCGTCGGCTCCGTCTACGTCAGTATCACGGACAGTCGCAACCCGGCAGATATCCTCGGCTTCGGCACGTGGAAAGCCCTCCCGGCTGGCTACGGCCTCGTAGCACAAGGCACGGCCACGGCGGAGGATGGAAGTACGCTGACCTTCACGGCAGGGCAAAAATCGGGCGAGTTCAAGCACCAACTCACTGTCGGGGAACTTGCGGAGCACAACCATCGTAGTTATGCAAACTGTGCGATATGGGCCAATAAAAATGCGTGGAATGATTCCTTGACAACATCTCAAATTGCATTAGATGGTTCGGAAACCAATTCCGGATGCGTGTTTATGGATAGAACCGTAGAATCAGCTGGCCTTTGGTACTCGAAAAACACAGGCGGTAATACAAGACATAACAACGTCAGTCCGTGCATCGGTGCTTACTTGTGGCACAGAACGGCCTAAACCGTACGTTGCCATAAGTAAGCAGATACACACGGAGCGACGTTATTGTGTCGTTTGTTATTACCAGCACCGTACATATGGAATTCATTGCTTGTACCGGGAGCGCAGTAGAACGAACCGCCTATATCGGCCGTGTAAACAGCGCTCATAAATTTGCCTTGCTTTGCATCGGTTGCTGATGTTCCTTGGGCACCGCTAAACAAGCGGTAGGCGTGGGCGTGATTCGCTAATTCCCCGACAGCTACGCGGTTCTGCGCCAGCAATATGCCGCTATACAGGCACTGACATTATTGTGACGAGCAATAATGGCAATTTGAGCGTTGGGAAAGCCATAGGCCTTGGCGTCTTCAATATTGCAGTATCCCCATTGGTTAGGGGCAACGGTATCGTTTTTCGGGCCAGTGATAGCGTAGTTTTGTATGTTTGAGCTTCCAGTATTAGGCCAAAATACGGCCGTCCTGCCTGGTAATTCCCCGACAGCTACGCAGTGCGCTTCCATAGATAGGCTGCCATGACGGGAGATACGTTGTTGTGATACTCACTGTTACCAGATATAGATGTTCCGGCGGTTACCAAGCCACTAGATATGTCTGCAACAGTATTATCTGCCACGTTAGCAATCGAAGCAGTCCACTTATGGTCGGTAGTAAATTGGCCGCCAGAAGTATGTGTAATTATCTCATGCTGGTGGCGTACCGATTCCCCGACAGCTAAATAGAATCAATGGCTTTTCGTAGTTCATGAATGGTCTTATGGGTATAGTCATGTTTCGTTACTCCCCGGCAGGCGTGGCCTAGAATCTTCTTTACAGCGGTATCATTGGCTCCGGAGCTGTCAAGCATCGAGGCGCATGTATGTCGGCACTCATGGGGCGTGTGGCTCATGCCGAACGCATCCATGATTTTATCAAAGCGGCGGCGAAAGGCGTCATAGGTATAAGGCGTGCCGTCTTCCTGCTGGCAGATATAGGCTTGATTTTTCCGTTGTACGAACCATGGGTAAATATCCTTATGAATCGGGACAGCACGGCCCCGCCCGGCAGCGGTCTTTGACTGTCGGACGATGAAATAATGGCTCCGCCACTTCACGTCTTGCGGCGTCAATCGTAGATATTCACCGATACGAAGCCCGGTATAGATGAGTATAAGCACGTCCTGCACGGCCGGCATAGTGTCCACGGCGCGCCATAATTTATTGCGCTGGCGGACGGTGAACGGCTTTTTCTTATACTTGCGTATATGCGGCTTTAGCTCTACATACCTTGCGTAGTCCGTGGTGACAATATCGTATTTGATGGCGTATTTGTACAGCTGCCCCATGAGTCCGCGGCATTTCTTCTGAGTACAGTACCCGGCTTGAATGCCATCTACGACATCCTGCAAATGGCCGTAACGGATACGGCGGAACGGCATGTCATGCAACTTATGGCAATGGCGGTATGCGTTATCGTAGCTCTTACGGCTGGACAGGGACAGCCTGTCGTACTTAGTAGCCTTCCAACGGGCGAACAGCTCACTGAAAGTAATATCGTCGTCCAATAGTGGCGACTCATTGATAGACGAAAGGTAGGCGATTCCATGCTCAAATGTATCGAAGTATCCCAATATCTTTTGTCTTCCATCCACGGTCTTTTTCACGACAAACGGCCTCCGCCGATTCCCCGGCAGTCTATAACAGGTTCCGTATCCATTCGGTAATCTCATGTGTATCACTCCATTTTTTGAATGATTATAACAAGGTGGTGATATTTTGACAGTAGAAGTTGGAGAATTCATTGTCGTTGGCAGTGCGCTGGCTGGCGGGATGATATGGATTTGTAAAGCGTTTACAGCCCCACTCAAAGAAACGCTCCTCAAGGTGAACGATACTTTGGCTGAATTAGACAAGACTATCCAGGGGGAGCGGGAACATCGGCACGAGTTAGAAAGAGATGTGCAATGTATCAAGGATACCACGCAAGAGAACACGCGCCGTATTGAAGATATTGAAGAAAGTATCGAGAAAATCACAGGTGGTTAAATGAAAAAGAGAATCGTGGCCCTTGGTCAGTGGGGGCAAAAGCACTGGCTCCAATTAATCATCATCATGAGTATTCTTATGATGGTCTTTTTGTTTCTCGTGCTGTTCAGCTGGCTTTTCGGCTACTGGAGCAACGCACTAAGAGGAACGCACTTTGAACTGATGAGCTGTTGGAGTGGCGTGACAGCCGTTATCGGCGGTATCGCTACGGTTGTAGGACTCGGGAAGGCGTGTTGGACGAAATACGGCTATGACAGCCGTTTCAACTCCGCACGATACACAATGCCAACCGCACCGCAAAACACGTCCACAGCGGCAAATAACGCAGAAAAAACGAAAGGATGATAACTATGTTAGGAGAATTAAGCGCACAATACGAAAGCAACGGTGACCCGGCCTGCATCAGTGACGGGTATGGTGACCCGGGCGGAAAATCTTACGGTACGTATCAGTTCAGCTCTAATGCCGGAAGTTTAGGGCAGTTCGTCAGCTGGCTGAACGACAACTATCCGCAGTACGGAGAACAGCTCAACGCATATCCCTTATGCAGTGACAGTTTTGATGAAGCATGGCGCAACATTGCGGCCAGCGACAGTGACGGCTTTGCACAGGCACAGCATGAATACGTCAAGGCGGCGTACTACGACCCGGCCGTGCAGATTCTGGCAGACAACTACTGGCACATTGAGAACCATCATGATGTTCTCCAAGACGTCGTATGGAGCCGGGCCGTACAGTACGGCGTCGGGAACATCCTCGACATGTGGAATGAAGCCGTCCGCTGCATGTGGAACGTGCAATCCGGAGATTATGACGGTTATCCCAATTTGAGCTATATCGACTCTCCGGAGTATGACTATGACTTTATCGTAGCCGTATACAGTGTATGCAAGACCCCTGAGTGGAACAGTTCTTCTCTCCGGGACAGTTTGAACAACCGTTTTGATAGCGAGATGCACGATGCATTGGCACGCTTATAGGAGGTGATCTATTTGTATCTTCCGTTTCCGAAAGAGGAGGTTGATAAGATTGCTGAAAATAAAAAGACCCTTATTGTATTTTGCATTGTCCTTATTTTTGTGTTTGCCTTTGGCTGGCTTTTGTGCCGATACTACGACAGCCGCGCCCGTGAAGACAGTACGAATGTCGTTAGAACAGTACAATCAGTTAAAGACGACAATCAGAGAGCAAGAGAACACATTGGCACAGCTACAGAACAGATTAGACAAGCTGGGCAGCAACTCGACAGCCTTGCAGACTCAATTGACGCAAGCCAAAGAACAGTTGACGACAACAAAGCAGTCATTGACGACAGCCGACAGCTCATTGAGTCAAGCCAGCGAAGCCTTGAACATGCAGAGTCAATCCTTAGCGACATTGACAGAGCAAATCAACTCCATGACTAAGAAAGAAGCCCGACTGACAAGACAACGTGACACATGGGCCGTTGCGGCTGGTGTGCTGCTCATCGGGTGTATCGCAAAATAAGGAGAGAACATGAGAAGGCTGAACAAGCATCAAACACAATCCGTCGTCTTCTCATCCCTCATCGGTGGTGTAAATATATCGCAGGCCCCGGAACAAATCGACACGTCGGATTTACAGATAGCGCAGAATTACATCTATTCTCGTGACAGTAAACGCCTGACGGGCCGTGATGGGCTGGGCCTGCTTTATACCATGGGTGGGAACGAGAGCGTTCGTGATATGTGGTATGACGTAGACACTAACTTACTGCTGGTTTTCACGAACCATAATAAAGCTTATAAATACGTTGTAGGACAAACGCCGGAATATATCGGGGAACTTGAAGGTAGCAATGACCCTGTTTGTGCGAAATTCATGGACAAAGTATGGATTGCCAGCGGCGGTAAACTACAGTATTACGATTACACACAAAACGGTCAGCTGGCCGTTGTCCAAGATAGCCCGACGTGTAACATCGTATTCCAGCGTTTCTCCCGTATTGCAGTATCCATGGATGGCACAGACGGCTTCTATCTGTCTGGCGTCGGCGACGGTACGGACTGGGCGGAAGATACGAACCGGGCCGATAAGGAGCAGTGGTTGGACGTCGGCTATGGAGATAGTGGCGATATCGCTGCTATCGTCCCGTTAGCGACTGATATCATTTTTATCAAGACGAACGGGAAAATCTATCAGTTATCCGGGGATGCAGACCCCAATAACTGGCAGGTGACGGAGATTGCCAATAATACGGATATTGCAGGTACGAGATGTGCTGTCAATATCGGCAGCTCCGTTATTTTTCAGTCCATACGTGGTTTAAAGACCCTATCGGCTGTCATGGAATACGGCAATATCCAAACATCGGATATCGGCGACAAATTCAACGCCCTGCTGACGGACGGGATGTACGAACCACGTTTCTACCACCTACAACGGCACTGTATGATACTCATACGCCCGACGAGTGATTATAAGTATTTCGTGGCTTATAACTATCTTCTCGGTAGTGCGACGACACTTAAATTCAATGTCCCGATAGACAGTATCGTAGAAACAACGTCGACTATCATCGTAGCCAGCGGTGGAAACCTGTACGCCTGGGATTCGCAGTACCTCGATGACGATGGCAAACCTATCGAGTATATCCTTAAACCGAAGGCCACCATAAGCAGTGAACAGATGCTATTAAAAAGCGTCGACACAAAGTTCACGGCCGATTATGCGGGCAAGGCGGAATTCATTGACGGGTCCTTGGATGTGACCGTGCCCACGGCAGATCGCAATAAGTTCCGGTGCAATCATTCGACGGACTGCCTGGACATTACCGTAAAGTCTAACGACAGGTTCACGGTAGACCATATTATTCTAGAAATTGCAGACCTTTAGGAGTGATAAAATGGAAAGCAAGGAATTAAGTGAATGGATAAGGATATACGAAGAAAAGACAGGTGATACATTCCAGGCCCTGCCAGGATTCACAACGTGGTATCTGCCAGACAGAGGCTTTTGTCAGTGGAAGCCTATACCGGAAAATAAGGCTATCCTTTGCTGGAACCTCTGCAATGACGCCCACTTCTGGCGGGATGCCTTGGAATGTATGGGCCTGCAATTCGGCTACGACCGTATCATTACGATATGCATCATTCCCATTAAGCCGTATATCCGTTTGTGGGGATGGAAAATCATGCAGGACTTTGATACAAATGGCGTACACCGCTATATCTGCAAGGATAAGCAGGGTAGGGAAGTCGTCTGTACTCCGAAGGAGAACGAAGATGGAACGATTGATTATTACGTTACGAATGAACTTAGACGGTCATATAAGCCGTGGAAAAATGCGAATGAAAGGGAGTGATTGAATGGGGAAGAAAAGCAAGTCCAGCAGCTCGTCTCAGACATATACCCCGTCGCCGGAAGAAAGGGCCTTGCAGCAACAGGCCTTGGAATACTCTAAGTATGTCATGCCGAACGCAAAACGGCTGAACGATAGCGCTGCCAATATCCTCTATGACTCTTTGGGGGATACAAAAGTTGATTATAATGACCTCATGACCAACGCCATGGACCAAATCAAATGGGGGCAGCAGGGGCTTAGAGGGCTGGCGCAGGGGCAGATACCGGCAGCCTATCAGGACGCCATGGAAGCCAGTATCAAGAAAGGCGTACAAGGTTCCATGGGCAACCTCTTGCAGGATATGGGTGCCCGTGGTGTGGTCAATAGCTCCGTCATGGATACCGGGCTTAAAGGCATTAGTGACAGCGCCAGTGACGCCATGGCGCAGAATTGGCAGAATACGGTATCTCAATTAGCAAACATCTATGGCCAGAACATCGACGCCGCAGGCCAGCCGATCGCCACTGCCGCCGCCGCACAGGAAGGCGCACAGCAACCGGCCCTCAATCTTTGGAACGCTTCTCTTGGACTTAACGGAGCTACTACCGGCGCATTGAGTTCTTTGGCAGGCAAGGGAACGACGACCACCACGCAGAAAACCAGCGGTGGTGGCTTGTTCGGTGGTATCCTTACCGGCCTTGCCAGCAATGCTGGGGCTATCTTCTGTTTTGCACCGGAAACAAAGGTCAAGCTGGCAGACGGTTCCGAAGTGCCAATTACCGACGTCAAAGTTGGCGACAAGGTGCTTTGCCCGCATGAAGACGGCACGGAATCCGAAGAAACGGTCCTGCATACCATGGAACCACACTATAGCGACGTATGGAACCTTGTATGTAAGGACGGCGTAGATACCCACTATGTCATGGCCACCTTGACACAGCCGCTACTCACGGAAGATAAAGGATTCGTTGAAATCAGTGACATGACGTTAGGGGCGAACCTCAAAGGCCGTGGGAAAATCGTCAACATGGTTTACGCCGGGGAACGGAAGGTATACGACCTGCATGTTTCCGGGGACAATAATTACTATGCAGACGGCTTCATCGCTAAAGGTGGTAGCACCGACAATTGGGTAAAGGAGGATAACTAATGGCAAAATCGAAATATAACTATATCGAAGACAATATCAGCCAGAACTATGCGCCCCGGCAGTATTCCGCCCCGTTTACCACGCAGACATTACCACAGCTGAACTTTGCACAGTATGCGTTCCAGGACCCTAAATTTGCACTGGGGATGCTCATCGGCAATGCCGTTGGAGCAAATATCTTGAACCGCAAGCAGAAGGAAGCTGACCAGATGCTTTTTAGACAAGACAACCCGGTATCCATGCCGGACAATGTACCTTTGTATGATACCAGCACCACACCTACCCTGGCAGACGGCAAAACCGCCGCCGTCGGCAATGCATATAGTGGTTTTGGTGCCAACCCGTCGCAAGTATCGATCGATTTTTTGTCTAACTTGCAGGGCGTAAACGGACGGCTGAATTATAATACCGACACCGGGGCTGTCAACTACCAAATGCCGACATTCCTGCCGTCGATGTATGCAGAAAACAATCTTGGGAAATACTACCCCACGGCGACCGATGCAGACGGCAATATGATAGGCAATATCTCGTTTGCGGACTATCTCAACAATCAGAGTAAGGCAGGACAGGGGCAGGGACTCTTTGACTTCAACGCCTTGCAGAAAATGGCTGCTGACGACGCCGCAAAAGCCGCCGCAAATAATCCACGGGCGACGGTAGCACAGAACATGGGTGTATTGCCGACGGCTAATGTTGACGTACCGTCTAAGTCCAACAGCTACATTCCGGCCATCACTGGCAGGCTGGGCAATCCGATTAACGGCAGTCTGAGCATGAGCGGCTTTAACTTGAACAGTAATGACCCGTACAACAAATTCTATACCTGGAATTTAAAAAGCGGTGGTGACGTCGCCGACGCGTCGCCCGCTACAATCACGTCGGCACAGACCACAGTACCCGGCATGATTACGCCGGGTAACGTGGATACCAGCAACGGCCTTCCGAAAGTACGTGTGACCGAAATCAACGGCAAACATTACATCCTGCCAGCCACTGGTACGGACGGGAAAACACTTGACGAAGACCAGACAGCGTATAACTTCTATGAAACGGGGAATACGTTAGGCGTGTTCGATAATAAGAAGGACGCGAAGAAGTACGCCGACCAAATCAATAAGGATGCAGGCAGTAACCCGGTACCGGCCGTCCATGCCATGGAAGCACAACCCCTCGATGAACCGCCGATTAAGGATGTGCAACCTATCCAGCCCGTGGATAATCAGCCGATTAAGCCCGTCGATAATCAGCCTATCAAGGAAGAACCGGCGCCGATACAGCCCGTAGAAGGACCGATTCAGCCCGTGGATGCAACGACGCAGGCCGATACACAACCGGTTGCACAGGCCAATGCACAGGCGGCCACACAGGACCCACAGGCTAGTGTTACTATCACACCGGGCCAGCAGGCGAACGCTGCCCAGCCCACAACCACACAGGCCACAAACCAGACCGATACCGGCATCTTTCCGAACGACCCGCAGAAGTTGATGGACCGTCTCTTCCCGGGAGAAACGCAGATTGACAACCCGTATTATAAAGACCTGCTAGACCAGTACCATAAAGAAACAGATCCGACGAAGAAGCAGGCTCTGATGGATAAACTCAATAACACCCCGGCGTATATGCTCCGCAGTGACAACCCCTATTACATGGCCACTAAGACTTTGTATGATAATGAAAAGGACGCAAACAAGAAGAAGGAATGGCAGGCCGCATTGAATAACCTGCCACGGTATAATATCCGCCCGTTCGACCAGGTAGAGCAAAGCCTTGAAACGGATATGAATGGCGGCCACCCGAAACATATAAACGCACAAAAGAACGAGTCTGACTTTGTCCATTGGGCCATCCAGCACGACATGCCGATTGACGTCGTGAACTCGACACTTGAACGGTATAGACCTGTATGGCAAGCCGAAGAGAAGCAGTACAATGACTATCAGACCAGCAAATTGTATCCGCTGTATTACCAGGCCGCTATGGACGGCCAGTATGATATCGCAGCCACGATTGCCCAGAGCATGTCCCAGTATAACCCGCAGTTGTCGGCACAGATGCTGGCCACCTTGCCGAACGGCTTGAACTACTATGCAACAGCAGACGCTAAAGACCGTGCGGCCACGGCACAGCAGAATAAAGTATATAACATGGGCTTGCAAAATAAATATACCCTTGGTCAAATCGTAACGCGCGGCGAGATTGCTGACAGTCAGTTGAAGGAACGGCTAAAACACGACACCTGGAAAACTAATGTAACTATCGCCGAAAAAGCCCGTGAAAATGACAATAATAACCGAACGAAGTTTCTAACCAGTAAATACGGGCCTAACGGCTCCGGCAAAAGCAGCTCCGGCGGTGGTTCTGGAGATATTAAACTTTCCGATGCTAAGAGCGTCATTGAATTGCATAATAAATGGGTAAACGACCATAAAGGCGATGCCGATTACCAAGAATCAAATAGCCCGTATTACAATGCATATCAAGACGCTATTCAAGTCATTAATAATAAATTCGGTGAAGGGCTAAAAGAACCGGATTCAGAAGAAAATGCTTGGCATAATGCCACGGCCCTTCTTGAACAAAATGCGAAGATGGGCAATAAGTATAGCATGTTTGAAATGGAAGATATTATTAAACAAAAATGTGGGGATTGGGCTGACCAAATCAACCAGATATTAGCAGACGGCGGAGGAGACATTTCTTTTGCTACCTATGGTTTGCACCCGGATTATGAATAGGAGGTAAATATGGCACTCAACTATCTTGATAAGGCCGCTTGGGACGCTGGCGTATATAGAGACAAAGGTAATGACGACGATACGCAACAGGATACTTCTTCTGATGATTCCGGATATTCGGCGTTTGGCATATTGAGCGCCGCCAAGAATTTCCTCGAACACCCCTTCCAGGGCGCGGGTACTGTCATTGCACCCAATTACACCCCTCGCCCCCTCGACGACAGCGTGTACTCGGATATTCCGGGTACACCTGTTACCAGTGGGCAGTTCGGGGAACTGGAAGACGAAAGCGTCCGTGATGAACGCATGAAGGATTCTGCCGACTACATGGTGGCCAACTGGCCCCGGCTGTATGGCGGCGTCGTTGCAGCAGACGAAGGGCTGGCTAACGTCGTCGGCGGTATCCAGAACGCTGTCGGTGGTGGCAATGGTATCTTGACGAACGTACAGCGCGCCGAAGAGGGTATGCAGGATTATCGCGACCAGTGGAACAATACGTACGGCGATAGCTATTTCTTGAACCCGAACAAGTTTGCAACAGACGCCGGTTCTGTCATCGGCTCATCTGTACCCATCATGGCATTCTCGGGCCTTATGCCTGGCGCCGCCGTTGCAGGTGGTACGCGTGCCTTGACGTCGGCTTTATCCCGTGCAGGGTTAGGCCGTCTTGCTATGTCGAAAGCCGGGCAGGCCCTTATTGCAGATACTGTCCGTTCGATACCTACATCAAACTTAGCAGATTCTCTGTCTGAATATGGGACTGTCGTCAATGACATGATGCAGAACGGCGTGAGTGAAGACGAAGCACGGCGCCGGGCTATCCCCATGTTCTTCAAGAACATGGCCCTTGATACCTTCACGGTACCTCTTGAATTGGGCGTCATGAAAGGTGGTAAAGGGATTGCAACCGGGCTTTTAGGCCGTGGCGCAGAGGAAGGTATTGGTAAAAGTTTAGCTAAGGGCGCCGCCCGTACCGGGATGCTGGCAGGAGCCAGTGGCCTTACAGAAGGATACCAGGAAGGCGCACAGAACGCCTTGGAAAACGACGTGGAAGGCAACCGCGACGGCGGGTGGTACAATCCCTTTACCTGGACTAAGGAGGATTGGGAAGCGGCCCGCGGCGGTTTTGTCGGCGGCGCTTTGATGGGCGTCCCTGGCAACGTAGCGGCCGGATTCCATCCCGAAACCAGACAGGCCCCGCTTAGTGCAGAATCCCAAGAACAGGTACAGAGTATCAAGAATACGCTCAGCCACGGCAAGCCGAAGGGCATGAGCAACGCGGCGTACAACGCTTATATCGAATTAGCCAACAGCGGCAATCCCGACCTCATCAAACAGGCCGCGTCGTCGCTTGAATCGTTCCAGGAATCGCAAGGGAATAGTTCTTCTGAAAGCACGGACGACGCCGCCACGGAAGCTTATAAGGATTATGAGGCCTACGACCAGAAGCAGGAAATCGAAAACTTCCTCAATAACAATACGGTTGAGCAAATCGGCGGCGAAGATAACTTTAACTGGCTCTGGGGGGTATTGCACGACGGCACGCCGGAAGAAGTACAGAAGGCCTATGACACCGTTATTGAGGCTGAAAAAGCCACAGCCGAACAGGAAGCCAAGAACCGTCCTGCAAGAAGCGGTGGTAGTATGTCGCCGAACACCGGTAATGCTATGGTCAATGCCGTTATCCAAGCGGCTAACGATTCCGGTGTAGACCCGCGCCTGGCCCTGGCGATTGCCGCCCGTGAAAGCGGCGGTGACGACGTCAATGCCATTTCCATGCCGGAACCACACGACGGTATCTATGGCATCATGCAGGCCCAGGATGAAACCGTTTCCGAATTAGGACTTGACTCCCAGTATCCCGACTGGAAGACGGACCCCTATCAAAATGCCATGGTAGGCATGGCGATTCTGAAATCCAAGATTGCCAATGAAAACGGCGACGTATGGGCTGGCGTCCGGGATTATAATGGCGCCGGGGAAGAAGCGGAACAATATCGCCAGTTGGTCAAGAACAACTATGACAATATGGGCGACATTGGCAGCGGCGGAAATGTAGAAGCGCCTAATGAAGCCTTCTATGATTTAAGCGATGCTATGAATCCACAGGTAGACGGGATGGATCCGAACACCATGGCGAAAATGAATCTTTTAGCTCGTGACTTCTATCAGAAGTACGGGCACCGCCTGTTGGTCACGTCCTTGAAACGCAACGGCGATGGTTCTTCTTATCACGACGAAGGCCATGCCTTTGACTTTTCTGACGACTTCCTGGAACAGAATCCGGACGCCCGTGACTGGCTTGTACAGCAAGGGGAAAAGTACGGACTCAAAGGGCTTGATGAATTTTCGCACCCTGTAGCAACGACGGATGGCGGTAACGTTCACTTCACTGACCACGGCGGCCCCGTACCCGGTGGCACATCGGGCGCAGTTACCGGGAAGATTACCAGCGACGACGGGCAATTCGACCGTGAACTGGACCAAGCCGCACAGGAAGCCCAGAGCGACATGGACAAGATTCAAGCCCAGAGCGACCAGGCCATGAATGAAATCATGAACGACGACTCCGCCGAAAAGACGGCACAGGACGCCCAGCAGGACGCAGAGAACGCCCAGAGGCAGGCCGAAGACTCCCAGCAGAGTGCGCAGGACAACGTCGTTCCGGATGTTGCCCAGACTATCCGTGACACCTCGAATAACATTGATGAAATCAATACCCTCGATGATATGTTCACGAAGGATAGCAACGGCAACGATAAATTCATTGATACGCCCGAAAACCGCGACTTCATCAAGGCCAATTACAAGGATGAAATCACGAAGGCCGTAAACGACGCCATGAGCAAGAAAAAAGCGCCGATTGCTACGCCTGTACCCAAGAACAAGCAGCAGACGCCACATGCTCGTTTAGGCCGTATCCTTGCCGCTCATGACCGCAAGGACCCGAAGTTCAAGGAATATATGAACACCTTCCGTAACGGCACGGAGCAGGAACAAAGGAAGCTGGCCGACGATTTACAGACGACGCAGGAACTCGAACGGGCTAACTCCTTAAAAGGCAATCCACTTACGTCCCAGCAAGACCAGAACACACTCCAAAATGTACCCCAGCGTGCCGTAGAAGCTCCCGAACAGACAGAACAGGTAAATACCCCTACACAGGTAAAAGAAAGCCTTGAAACGCAAAAGAAGCGCAACGCCTACCTCTCGAAGAAGCAGAAGCTCATGGAACGTGTGCCTTCCGGTAAGACCGTAAAGGTCCACGCCAGCACGAGTGATGCGGGATTCGATGCAACGTATAAGATCGTCCCGGCGGGCGACATTACAGCCAGCCATAACACAGACTACGCCGTGAACGACCTCTACCCGGCAGAATATCAGCCGCGCGACCGCAACCGTCCTCAGATGCGCGGACAGGTGGAAAAGATGACGAAGGGCATGAAGCCGGAACTGCTGGCAGAAAGCCAGTTCGTCAACGAAGGCGCACCTGTTGTCAACAACAGCGGCGTCGTCCTTAACGGAAACGGCCGTGTCATGGCTGTCCAGAAGGCCTATAAAGGACTTACGGACGCACACAAGAAGAGTGCCAAAGCCTATAAGGACTATCTTGTTTCCATTGCTCCGTCGTTGGGGATTGCACCCGAAAAGGTACAGAGCATGGACCATCCTGTATTGGTACGGCAGGCGGCCGACGACGCCGATACCAGCGCTATCATCAACAGCACCGAAGGCGGCGCGAAGTTGGGCGGCGCAGAACAGGCGAAGGCTGATGCGGATAGACTGAAACTGTCCACATTAGAGCGATTCGTCGATAACGGCACGGGCGAATTCATGAACCCCTCGAACCGTGAATTTAGAAGGGCCGCCGCAAGTGATGTATTCAGCGATGCAGAAGGCAACTCCGTATTCAATGATAAGGGCGATTTGTCGCCGACAGGGGCATTTAGAATCCGCAACGCTATCTTTGCCAAGGCCTATAACGATAACTACCTCTTGACTCAGCTCAGCGAAGCGACGGATAATAACAGTAAGAACATTATGAACGCCATGATTGCCGCCGCTCCGGAAGTAGCGAAAGTCAACGAAGGCATCAAGGAAGGGAACCTGTATCCCGACTATGATATTTCCGACGTCATCACAAAGACGGCAAAGACTATCATGTCGCTTCGCAATGAAGGCAAGCCATTGTCATTCCATTTGCAGGAAACAAGTCTGTTCTCGCAAGGAGAATCGGAAGCTGAACGGCTGGTACTGGAGTTCATCGAACGCAACAAATTCAAGAGTCGTACCATTGCCGATATGTATAAGGCCGTATGTGACCGCATTTTCGCTGTCGGCAGTCCAAAACAATCCAAGTTATTCGATAGTACGGAAGCACCGCGTATCAGCTTTGAAAACATCATCTCGAACGCCATCCAGGAGGTAGAACATGGACAATCGTTATTCGACACCACAGAAGAAAAGCCAGCCGAAAAAGCTGTATCCGAAGTACCAGATAATCGACAGGCCGAACCCGCCGGAAGTGGACGCGTACATCAACAAGAAGCTGGCAGAGTACAGAGCCAAGAAAAAGAAGGGAATGAATTAGATGAAAAGAGCAAGCAAAGTAACCATGTCAACGCCGAACCTCAGCAAACTGAAAGTAAAGACAAGGAAAGTTCCCATGCCGAAGAAGGTCCCCAAAGTGACGTACAAGAAGAAATAAGTAAATTCCATAATGTACTGAATGACGAAAAATCAACGCCTAAACAGGTTATAGACGCTTATAAAAGCGTTGCTGATAAAGCCATTGCAAATGCCAACGGAAGCCGTAAAAATGCCAAAATGGGTGATAAAATCGTAACGGATGAATACCAGTATTTGACTAATTCAAAGCATTGGGATACATTCATGAACGAAGACGGCGGCCGGTACTGGCATGAAGTCGCGACCATCAATGCAGATGCTCACAAGACACTGCGTACCATTGTCAAAACCACCGAGAAGGAAGCAACGCCTAAAGCAGAACAGCCGAAGGAAACAAAGCCGACGGAACAGCCCAAAGAAAAACCGGCAGGCGGATTCACTGACGATGAAATCAAGACGCTTACAGACAGAGGATTCACCCGCTGGACGAAGAAACTGCCTAATGGCAAGGTGATAGACCGTCTCTATATCAATCCGGAGTATTTAGGGCTTGAACTTACTCGGTATAAATCCGGCAACATTTCATCAGCGAAATTCAACGGGGAAACAATCAGCAACTCAGAAGCCAGACGCATAGAAGGCACTAAGTGTTATGTGGACGTTGCAACAAAAGAAGTCGTATGTGACAGGGATGACCTGAAACAGGCGGCACAAGAAGTCGTTGACGATGCGTTGTCAAAAGAAAAATCCCAAGTCCTCGCACAAACAGAAACAAAAAAAGCCGTCCCAAAGGACGACGTTGCTGTTACTGGTGATGAATTTGGCAAATATAAGAACTTGAAAGAATTAAGGGCTAAAGCCAAAGCTTATTACAAAGAACATTTGCAAGGTACTTCTGTACATAATCCCATATTGGGGGATGTTGAGTTAAAAGATGATTCTATTGACTTTACCGGCAAGGGGATAAGCAAAGCCGTTTCTACAAGCGCAAAAGAAAACAAGTTATTGCTTATAAAATATTTGCCACAGTTAATAGAAAATGCCAATGAGGTTGCATCCCAGCCTAATGTAAAAGACAAGCGAGAGGCAAAACAATATACTTACTTAATGACGCATGCTATTGTAGGTGGAAAACAGGAAAATGTAATAGTTACTATTTTTACCGATGCAAACGGGAATAAATATTACAATCACATTCTGAATGATGAAGAAAATAAAAAAAGGCCCCCTGTATATCCGGCGCAAGCCGCTAATAAAAGCGACGGCATTCCGGCCATGCGGGAACCTTTTTCTACCTCAATTATACCTCAAAAGGCCGAAAAATGGAATAAGCCAGACGAGTTACGCAATCAATTAAGTGATGCACCTAAAGTAGATACTAAATATTCAGTACGAGAAGCAAATGACCAGTTGACCCGCTCCAAGGAAGAGTTGAAGGCAGAAATCAAAGAAGCGTTCCCGAACGCCAAAGAAATCAAGGACGAAGGCGACCGTATGACCTTCACCATGCCGAACGGGTCCCATATCGTCGTTGACTTGAAGAATGAAATCCTTTTGACAGACAAAGAACTGGCGCAGGCGAAGAAAGACCACCATATCGACGATAACGGCAACGTCGTTGTCGAAGGGTACGCCGAAGTACACGGAAAAGACGCCTATATGGCACTGGCGCAAGGAAGCCGTGAAGGTACAGGGTTCCACGAAGCCTATCACCTCGCAGAAGGGGCCGTCTTGACGGACCGTGAAAAGACCGCTATCAAGAAGGCTATCCCGGACGTCGAAAAGCGCGCCGACAAGTACGCTGAATGGGTAGAAGCCCGTAAGCACGGCCGCGGTACTGCATGGGGCAAGCTGTTCCAAAAAATCAAGGATTTTGCCATGAAGATGAAGACAATATTCACCGGAGCAGAGAACGTAAACGACGTATTTCGCAAGATTGAATCCGGGGAAGTCTGGGAACGGCAATCGAATAGCAAGGATAATCAGGCCCGTTATTCTATCCGCCAAACGCAAGATTCAGGACAGGAAGAAGCGCCGGTTAAACCGCAAGACATTATCGACGCTATCAACGATATTGTCCATATCTATGAAGGAAGCCGCCTTACAAACAAAGAACGGAAGGAACTAAGAGAGTCCAGTAAATTCGACCCGGACCAGAAGCAAGCCGTCCGTCCGCAGGCTACCGACTTATATGACCGTCACGCCCATGCAGGCTTCAACCGGATGGGGTATTTCAACCTGAGCAACTATGGACGCATCCTTGCCCTGCATCTCGACAACGTCATGAAGCTGAAAGGCAATCTGGAATTGACGAATAAGGTCCTGGACCGGCAGGATAAGAATGCCGCCGAAAATAAGATGAACGGTGTAAGTGAACGGCTTACCCCGTCACAGGCACGGCAAAACGCCGTCATGGACTTTGGGGCGATGATGATCCGCAACCCGGAACTTGCCCGTGAAACCTATCCAGCTTACGCAAAGATTTTCGATGAAGGACTGGAAAAACACCCAGACCTTAAAGAAAAGCTTGACCGTGTCATTCAGCTAAATGAAACCTATCAAGGCCAGACAGCTGCCGAACGTGCCGCCGGCAGTATCGCCCGTGAAAAGGAAAAGGTACAGCTCCGCAAGCATCCTAAAGAATGGTTGCACACGCACTTTGATAAGTTCTATACGAATTGGGTAGACGACAAGCATATCTTTTCTAAAATTGTTGCCAAGGCAGAAGCTGAACTGGGCCGTAAGCTGGCCTATGACTATGACGTCCACAAACAGGCACAAATGGCTCTTAACGTGGCCTCCAGCCGTGCATTGTTGTTCCTTACTGGCGGCAAAAGCACCGAAGATACATATAAGGTATTGAATACGGTTTACGGTCACGCCATTACGAAGAATGTTACCATGAAAGATATCATGGACGCCCTTAATAAGGTATCTAAAGAAGATGTATCGAAAACAGGCGCTGAGAACGCCTACGATGCATTGGGGAACTATCTGATTGCTATGCGTACCGAAGAGCTTGAAAAGCACTACCACGACGCATACGCCCGTTCCGCCGGTTTTGATGAAGAAGGTACGCGTGAAATCATCCAGAACACGCCCGAAAGCATCAAGAAGATAGCGCAGATGTACTGGGATATCAATACGAATATCGTCAACATTCTCCAACAGCAGGGCCTTATCTCCAAGGACCTCGCCGGGAAACTCCGCAAATATAAGCATTATTGCCCGATGTATCGCGACATGTCGGACGGTATCACGGATATGGATGAGATGATAGGTACTATTGGTGTATTCAATAAAGGCGGCGGCTATGCCAACGTCAGCAACGGTATTAAGCGTATCGAAGGCGGCGGTAAGCGCCCTATCCTCGACCCGATAACCTCTTTGTCGCAGATGGCAGTATCTATGATTAGCAAGTGCGAACGGAACGATGTTGCCAAGACATTCGTCAAACTGGGGCAAGACTTCTCCGGCCTGGGTGACGTCGTCGTCCGTGACCCGACCTTGAAACACGCCGACCCGACGGCCTTTGCCTTTACGGTATGGCAGAACGGGGAACAAGTCGTATACCGCACGACGCCGGAAATATACGACGCACTCACGAATAACGACGCTCAAGCAAACCGCTTCACTATCAAAATCGCAAGCGGCATTGCACAGACCTTGCGGACTGGGGCCACTATCAGCCCGTCCTTCATTGTCCGTAACCTCTTGCGTGATACCATGTCGGCTACGGTAAACTCCAAGACCGGGTTCTATCTGCCGTTCGTCGATAATGTACGCGGTGCCTGGAAACTGCACTTTGATAAGGAATTCTCCGCCGAATACCACGCCAGCGGGGCCAGCATGTCGACGTATATGCGGGCTGATGCGGATAGCAGTCGTGACCTCACTAAAGAACTACTGGGCCATAAGTACGACTCGTACCCGGTTGTTGTTAAACAGGTTCGTCAGCTTATCAGCTGGGCATGGCATAAATACGAAAAGTTTGGCAACCTCATCGAAGACAGTACCCGCGCCGGTGAATTCAGACGCGCACGGAACCAAGGCTTGTCTATCGACCAGGCAGGCCAGTTGGCCCGTGAAATCACACTCGACTTCTCGCGCCATGGCAAGAAAGGCCAGATAGTCAATAAGTACGTGCCGTTCTTCAATGCAACGATTCAAGGTACGGACAAGTTTATCCGGACGTTCAAAGATAACCCCATGCGGGCCATTCTGAATACCGTTATTTGTATTATCCTGCCGTCGCTTGGCTTGTGGGCTATCAACCATGACGACGATTGGTACAAGGAACTCGATGAAAACACGAAGTATACCAACTGGGCCATCCCACTGTCAGGCGGAACGCATCTGCTCATCCCGAAGCCGCAGGAAGTCGGTATCCTGTTCGGCTCCGGTATCGAAGCCGTCTTGAACCAGATGACCGGCACGGACCCGCACGGGATGAAAGAATGGGCGCGTCAGTATTTTGACGTAATGACACCAGGGGTATTTCCGGCCATTGTCCGTCCACTCATTGAATGGCTGACTGACTATTCGTTCTGGTCAGGACGCCACCTCATCCCTGCTGGATTGAAGAAAGCGCCATCTGAAATGCAGTTTACCAGCTATACCAGCGAATTAGCTAAGGCCCTGGGGGATACATGGATTGCTAAGAACATCAGCATTGGTGAACGACATGGCATATCGCCTGCCGCTATCGACAACTGGATTAGTGGATGGTTCGGCAGCGCCGGGCGGTTTGTTGCCAATATGCTCAATGACCCGATTAGCTACGTACGCGGGAACAGCCGTCCGTCGGAACCGGCTAAGCATTGGTATGAAATGCCTGTCATTGGTTCGTTCGTTCGCCAGAACGGCCAGAACAGCGAATACGTCAACCGAATGTATGAAATCCAGAAAGACATGAACGACGATTACGAACGTTCCGACGCTGGCAAACAGCGCAAAGGCAAGAAGTCTTCCTCGAATAAGCCGAAGGAATTGAAGCAAGTCGACACCGCTGTAAGTTCGGTATCGAAGCTCAATAAAGAAATCAAGGCTATCCGGAACGATCCGAAAAAGGACCCGGACCGGAAACGTCAGGAAATCGACCAGCGGCGCACTAAGATAAATGACCTTGCCAAGAAAGTCGTTCTAAAGTTCGATAAATAA